GTGTAAAATAATTGTTAAAAAATGTTTTAACATTTGTTGAACCAGATGATTGTTGTGTTGGTAAATTAATAGATGCCATTTTAAGATCCTAATTTAACAGGAGTAGCTACTGTATTATTTGCAAAAGTAGTTGTAGGAAATGCTACTCCTGATATTCCGCCAATTGTTTGAGTAGTAGAGCCACTCACTGATGTAGTTGTTTGTGCAGTAGTTGGTAACTGTGTATTTTGATATGTATTAACTGTAGAAATTGTGTTATTAATAATTGCAGGAGCGGCACTCTCTAGATCTAACGCTTGAACAAAACTTGGATCAAATACGGTTGGGTCTGGGTTAACACCAGCTAACGGACTAGGATTAACATCATAATGAGATATGCCAAAGCCTTCTGGGTCGCCAGGAGTTACTACTCCGTTACCGTATGCTACAGCTTCAAACTTGATCTTCATGTCAAAGTCGTGTGTTTTAGTCTGTGCATAATCTAATTTGTTATGGCTCCAAGATGTTATTATAGGGTTTACTAGTTGATAGCTAATATATTCATGACGAGCCATCTGATAAACTTTAATGTAATTAAAAAATGGTGCAGTACTACCGTTGTCTAAACCATACGGACTATTGATGTAATTAGAACTTTTCATCGCTGTTCTATTATAGTTTCCAGAACCTGCCGCACTGGTAGAATCTGCATAATAATAACTATAATAATTTTGCCACATTTGGTTGATTAGACCCATGTTGTCATCGTGAAATTTTATAGACAACTCGCCATAAGAATGTTGATACTGTATATTCTTTTTTCTGTTGTATTGATTCAGTGTATCTACTTGTACAGTATATGTTGGCAAATCAAGTCCTTTGACTAGCATATTAATTTCATTACCATACTTGGTATAGATGTTGGCATTTTTTAAAGCCGCAGTATTAATATTAAATGCCACATGAAACTGGAAATCTAATTTAGGTGCAAGCCTAAATTGTTGGTCGTTGAACATCCTTGCGGCATGTTGCCAGTCTTTTAAAACTGTAGGAAACCCAGTATTTTTTAAATTATTGTTGGCTGTAAAGGACATAACTTTATTTATTTAAATAATAAACTGCGTAGTTTATGAACGCCTAATAAAAAGCCCACGTTGAGTGGGCTTTAAATTAACTACCTAATAAACTGCCGCCACTTGTGCTAGGCATTACTGATGTAGATGATCCTAAAGATCCGCCTGATGTTTGTACAGCATTATCAAAACGAATACTAATATCAATCATTACTGGGCCTTGTTCTTTATAGTCCAATGATTGCCAGTTTGTTGATTCTAAGTAACAACCATAACATTCCCATGTTTCGAGAACGTTAGGAGTGTGTGAACCGTTACCGCCATCTAACATTTCAATACGTAATGTGAACTTATAATCACCAGCACTTGCCGCTGAACTTTGTTCAAAGAAATCGAATTGTTTCTGATTTTGTTCGCCAACTAACTTGGTAACTTGACCAGATACGTCATCACGTAGTTTGATAGGAATTGGTTCCCAAGCTGGTTTGCCTGCATAATGAATTTTACTGTTGTAAATTTCAATAACTTGATCGGTAAACTTAACTTGTGGGCGTGCCGCATCCTGAACTTGTTTAGTTAATTCAGTAGTAGGACTAGATACGCCGAAGTTTTCAAAACTTAGACGGAATCTGTATTTTAGCTTGGGCATCAACAAGCCTTGCGAGCTTGCTGATTGATCACTTGCTAATGGTACTGTAAAATTTGATAAGGCTGCAATTGACATTTAATATTCTCCTAATTATGCGCCGGCCAAGCCTTTGATTGCGCCTGTGTTTTCTAAGCGTAGTGGAATGTAAATGAATTCCACTGCCTTAACTGGTTCGATAGCAATGTCAACATACAATTCGCTGGCATCAATTCTAGCCGGTGTGTTGTTACTTGAATCGCACACTACTAAGTAGTCATACAATGCACGTTCTGCTGTTAACTCTAACAATAATTTTTCAATTTGTTGTTTAATTTCATTACGTGTAATAGTATCGTTTGGTTCAAAGATAAACGGTTTAGCGATAGCATTTAATTGGTAACGCATGTAGATTACCAAACGTGCTACGTTAATACGATCCATTGCACTAGCAACTAACTGACGTGTGTACTGTCCGTATGCAACTAGTCCTGTACCAGCAATATATGTAATTGGGTTAACATGGATTGCGGCCAATGTATCTCTTTGTCCTGTGTTTAATGCAACAGTAATAAATTCACCTGTAGCAGTATCGACATAACCAACTGAACTAACGTTTGTTACACCACCACGACGTACACCAGCTGGTGCAAACCATGGATAAGAAACATTGTCGCTTAATGCGATTGTACGTAACATAATATGGCTTGGAGGAACAACAATGTTGTTACCTAACAAGTCTGCTGTATAACCCCATGGGTAATAAACTGCTGTATATGGGTCTGTTACAATTAAACCAGTGTCGCCATCTTCTGCGGCTTGAGCTGTGTTATTACCCCAGTTACTTAAACTTGTAGCATCTGGTGTTAAACGAGCTGGAGCATCTGCAACGATAAACGCTGTTTGTCCATTATCAGTATTTAAGTTTACTAGCGCACTTGTTACTTCTAAGTAACCTGGGCAACTTAATAAGTTAAAAATAACTGTATCTGGTTGACGAATGTTTGTGTTACTTTCGATAGTAGCGAGCAATGCTTTCAATACAACACCGCGTTGTGCATGACGACCGAATGCGCCAGAACCATCCAAGTTGTTTGGAGCGGCACTTACCCAACGATCTGGAGAGTAATAACTCATCAATGTATTTTGATACATTGTGTTGTATGCTTGTTGATTAACGTAATTCGTGACATACTGCTTAACGTTAAATCCTGAACGACGTAGATTCCATAACAACATACCTTTTGGATACAATGCAGGATTAGGTGCGTCAAAGTCGACAAAGTTACTGCTTAACAATGCAGGAATAGTAGACTCTGCAACTGTTCCGCTTGTTGGTGCTGGTTGTGTGTTTGGCTCAATACCCCAACGTGCATCAGCAAAAATAATACCGTTGCTTGATGTGTGGTCTGTATTGTTAACTAGTACCCAAGATTTTGTTAAAAAGTTATATTTGTAAACTAGTGGGAAATTTTCTAAATCAGCTGTGCTAATCCAAATATCTCCATTAGCAAGTGCGGCACCGCTTGCTTGAGTAGTTGGAGCTAAATCGCTTACGATTGGACCCTTTGGATCTGTTGTCGAACCACCAACTGCATTTTGTGTATAGTTTAAATAACCAACCCATGAAGTACCGTTGTTAACCATGATATCAACATCAGTGATATCTGTGTTGTACCATAAAGTACCGTCTGCTGGATTGCTAGTAGGAGCAGTAATTGCCGCTGGAGCAAATGCTGAACCACTAACTGTTGGGCTCCATAGTGTAGCAATATAGTTATTTGTAACACCGTTAGCACAGTTATACCAGTTTGCAGTTGTACTTGTTGAGAAGATTGAACCTAATGGTAAGTTTGCACCGTCTACAAATTTAATATCACCGCCTGCAAGGTGTGTAATAGTAATTGTTGGAGCAAGTGTTGTTCCGCCTAATGTTGCTGAAAGGTTAGGATCAGTTACTGCTGAACTAAATGCTTGTAAGAATGCTTGAGCATCAGTTAACGCATTACCAACTGCACCAAACGTTACAGTAGCTAACAATGGAGCAGTTGTTGGTAATGAAGCACTACCAACTTGGCTAGCTACAACTGTAAATGAATATGTTTCACTAGATGCTGTACCAGTAATTGTTGTAGATGCAACATATGATGCTGAACCTCCAATAGTATATGTACCAACGCCGCCTGAGCCTGACAATACTGCGGTAATTGTAATACCCGAAGTACCAATACCACTCAATACCATACCTACTGTGTATGTACCGCTAGTAGATCCTGTAATGTTTAAAGTATTACCTGCGGCAATACCAGTGATAGTTGTTGATGCTACTAATTGGCTTGCACTAACTGTATAACTTGTGCCAGTTGTTGGAGTACCGGTAGTTCCTTGATTTAAGAAATATGTACCATTTCCACCAGAACCTGTACCAAGTGCGTTAATATATGTACCAGCAGTAATGCCAGAACCAGTAATTACCATACCTGCACTAATTGTTCCGCTTGACACGCCAGATACAGATAACACAGCAAGAGTAAATGTTAAACCAGATGGAGTACCAGTGGTTGTTGTGATTGCTGAGCCACCTTTTGTAGCTGACAACTGGAATGATGTCTGTGTTGGAGAACCAATGATGTAATATGTTGTTGGGCCACCGGCGTATCCGCTAATAGAACCAGTACCACCTAATGTACCACTAATAGTTACTGGCATACCAGTAACTAGTGTTATGCCTGCTGTTGAGCAACCAAACACACCAGTATTAGAAGTAATTGTAATACTTGACAATGTAGGACCTACAGTGCCTGTGAGCGATGCTGAATTAATTGCTGAAATAGTTGATGCTGTGGTACCTGTACCAGTAATATGCATACCTGTTGCAAATGTACCAGTTACAGTTCCAGTTACAGATAAAACTGTACCAGCTGTAACACCGTCACCTGCAGAAATAATACCAGTTGCACTAGCAGTTGCACCGCCAATGTAACCTTGACCAACTGCTGTTAGTGGGTTAGTGTCAAATGTACCATTTGTAAATGGATTAGATGTAACCTTAGTTGCACCTACACCAGTACGTGTATACAATTTAAATCTTGCTGGAACGTTAGCTTCGGAACCATTTGCTGATGGAACAACCGCTTCGTTGTCGCCGTATTTTACATATGATGTACCAATTGGTAAATTAATACCACCGCCTGTAGGATCTAATGTTGCTAATGCAGACTGATTGTTAGCAAATAATTGTACTGGTTGTTGAATCCATGTACTAGTTGCCGCGTTGTATTTCTTAATGAAATAGCTTGCTCCTAAATTTACTGGAGTAGTCTTAACCCATATAGAACCTGTTGGAGCACCGTTTGTATAACCGTTTCCTGTTTGGTCAAATGTGCCATACAATGGAACGCTATAGTGCGGACTCATTGTTAATTGTGGGCATAAGTATGAACCTGCTGTAAATCCTAAACTAGCTAATGCTGTGCCGCTGATAGTTAAGCTACCATTTTGTAAGGAATTGTAAACACTAGTTCCGTTTGAATAAATGTTCAAATATCCATTAACAACAGCCGCTGTAACACCGCCTAACACTACTGGATTGCTAGATACTGCTGTAGTAATTTGTGTTACTAAATTTGCGATTGTGTTATTTGGAGCAACAGGAACAGTAATTGTGATACCGTTAATAATAAATGTTGCGCCAGCTGTTAATGAACTTGGAGCCGCACCAGCTGTTAATGTTGGCCAGCTAGCTACCCAGTTAGCTGTACCTACTTCAACCCATGTTCCTGCGGCTGTACTAGTTTGGTATTTTTTAAGCCATAATTTAATTAATGTAGTTGTACCAGAAGTGTCACCTGTTATAGCATAGTCACCTAATGCACCATAACTTGGCAATGGTGCGTACTGTGGACCATATGCACCAGCAGTATCGATTAAACTAACATTTGTAACATATGAAAAATTATTAACTGATTGTTGATTAACAAATAACTGTCCGCCAGTAGTTGTTGCTGGAGAACTATTCCATTGGAAAATACCAAATTGTGTATCTGTAACATCGAACCAGTATGTACCATCCGATGGAGGAGCACTAGGAGCGTCTGTTTCACCAATTAGTTGACTTGTATCTAAATCAGCACGTACAACGTATGCACGATTGCTTACGCCTAGGAAACTGTAAGCGGCTTGTAAACCGTATTCGTTAATTTCGCTAGCGTTAATAGGATTGTTTTCTGCATCAGTTTGGAAATAAGGAATACCAAAAGTACTTCCCAAGTCTTGTTGACTTGTTAGCAAATAGACTTTACCTGCATTTGCTTCTAAAGTACCTGGAGCAATACCTGTTCCAGATGAGTTCATTTTATTCGCTTGACTAGCGACTACGATAAGAGGTACGGTACCTGGGGCAGCTGGTGTATAGAAACTTTCGTCTATTACGGTTACGCTTACGCCTGGTGAATTAAGTTGAGCCATTGTATTATCTCCATGAGTACATGTTCTTAATGTATTTATGGCTTTTGGACTTTTTATAGCTGTTAACGCACCGGAAAAGGCTTCAAAAAGGCTTAAATAACTGCATGAGACCACTATGCAGTTGTGGATTGCACCCAGTTGCAATCAACTATTATAAAAATAAAAAACCTTATTATAGAAGTCAATGCGGCGCATGCTTACGAGGTGTTAAACTTCCTCGGTGGGTTATGGCTGGATATACTATGAAAAGCTATTGCGACAAGTGTGGCTTTAAATCACCGCACAAAGAAGTATTTGCGGTGTTTCACGTAGACGGCGATTTGAATAATTGCCGTCATAATAACTTAAAAACAATTTGTGCTAATTGCCAGCGAGTCCTGCATAAAGAGGGCGTTCGCTGGAAGCAAGGGGATCTTGTTCCGGATTTATAAGAGTTTTTACTTGGGCGTATAAGTCGTCTATACTAGAATCATTAGCAAAAACATAATCAAACTTAGTTCCAACCCAAGCAGTTTCACTAGCGTGAATGCCTAGTTTTAGCATACGTGTTTTAGCCAGCATATAATTCATACATGTATCGCCGGCATTCATATCAGCGGCATCTTTGTACCATTCTGGCTCTTCACCACGTTTTACACGGACAACTATTCCACCTGCATTTTTAATTGATTTAATTTCATTAGGAAAACGGCAGTCACTAATAACTATGTCATCTTTTGAGTTGCGTAGTTTATTCTCTAATGAGGCAATCCAAATATCGTCATGGAAGCCTTTTCGGCAAACTTCAGTGCCCCAATATTGTAATACCCAACGGGGTGTTAAATTAGGCATGTTCAATCGTTCTGCCCACCAAGGATCTACTTGTTCACGCCATTCACGGGCTTGTTTGGTGCGGCCTTCTAACATAGTGCGATCCCATCCAAACACTTGTGCTACTGCATCTTTAAGGGAGTTTGCAAACGATTCTCGACGAAAACCGTGAAAGTTAGTAAGATAATCGGCAATAGTATCTTTGCCAGAACCGATAAAACCGCACACACCTATAATCATAGAGCCCCCTAAAGTAACTCTAGTATATAACAGTTTTATTACAAGGTCAAGAAATTTCTTAGCCAGTTATGAAATAATAGGCATTGCTACCATTAACTTCATTGGTAATAAGTTCTTTTTCTAATTTTTCAATTAATTCTTTAGCTTCGCTTTTGAGTGCAGTACCATTTAATTGCATGCCTGAACCGCCTGGGCCTGCTATGGTACTAAATTTGCTACGTGCTTCGCCTAACATTTCTTTGCAAGTTGCCAATGTATAATCTTTGAGCCATTGCTTACAATAAATGTCTTGCAATAATACCCAATCTGGTCTATAGTTATAACTTTGTACTAAAATTTGTTCGCCTTGGGCAAACGGACGTTGTAAAATATTTAAAATATGGGTAGTAGGTTTCCATAAGAATTCAATATAAGAACCAAACATACGACCTACTAGTTTTTGATATCCAGCAAACGCATCATACGTTGCTAAACCACCCATCATACTACCTGACATTAGATAAGTGTTTGTATAGGCTAAGTTAAACGGTTCAAATAAAGTACCACCCGCACCAATACCAGTTCTTGAGCCAATAGCTCTACGAAACACTTGACGGACTGTGATAACTTCATCTGGCAATCTATATTCATTTTGATCCTGGATTAGTTCTAAGAACAAATAACTTTCTTCAACAGCATTTGGGCTACGTTGACGGTATTTCGTAAGGGCACGGTCTAAAGCCATTTCGTAATGTGCAGGATCTAGCTCCACATCAACCATGCCGCTACCTAGCATGAGTTTGACGTAATCAAACACTGCATTGCGTTCAACTGTTGAGTTACTTTGTGTATTTGATGGTGCCGAATCTGCCATTTTTTTAATTCTCCTAGTATATTTAGCTAACGATAAATATCATTATGCCACGCTTATCTTTATATAAACCAGAAAAAGGGCTCGATTACAAATTTGTAGATCGTCAAGCCAGTGAAATGTTCACCGTAGGAGGCACTGATGTCTATGTACATAAGTTGCTGGGCTCTAACACCACTGCGGAAAACTCCCAAGCTGATCAGCCCAGCTATGCCAGCACACAAACAACTAATATACAAGATTTGTTGTTGTTAGAAAATCGCGACAGAACTTATGATAGCGAAATTTATAGAATCCGTGGAATTTATAACGTACAAAATATCGATTTTAACCTGAGCCAATTTGGATTATTCATTGACAACGACACGCTGTACATGACTGTACATATTAATGATTTTGTTAAAACACTTGGCCGTAAACCTATTAGCGGAGACGTATTAGAGTTACCGCACTTACGTGATGATTTTGCATTAAATGGGTTCGATATTAGTTTACCTAGATATTATGTTATAGAAGATGTAGGTCGTGCTAGTGAAGGGTTTAGTCAAACTTGGTTTCCTCACCTTTATCGATTAAGAATTAAACGTGTTACAGATAATCAACAGTTTTCACAAATCTTTAATCAACCGGCCGCCGAAGGTAGTACAACTACATTGCGAGATTTGCTTAGTACATATAATACTAATTTAACTATTAATGACCAAGTAGTTGCCCAGGCTGAAGTCGACGCTCCTAAGAGTGGATTTGAAACTAGACAATTTTATACATTAGCGGCTGATCCAACTACAGGTAAACCTATACTAACTACTGCGGACGAAACAGATATATTAGCTAGTACAGCTAGTTCAACAGTTTTAGCTAGCGGAGTAGATGGCGTACCGCAACGTAGCGGATACACTGGTTATTTGTTAGGAGATGGTTACCCACCAAACGGGTATGATTTTGGTTTTGGAATACAATTCCCAGAAAATCCAGCTGACAACGATTTTTATTTACGAGCAGACTTTTTACCTAATCGATTATTTCGTTTTAGTCAAAGTCAAAACGGATGGATTGCAGTAAATGATGCAGTACGCATGGATATGACCCCAACTGATACACGTTCAACATTGAAAACTAGTTTTATTAATAATAGCAACTTTACATACAATGACCAAACAGCGAGTGTGGTTGTAGTAATAAACAATAACACTACTAGTATTATACAATCGACTATGCCTTATCCTCCGCCTGAATCTTTATATGCAGTATTTAAACAAAGCATTGTTACCATAGAATATGTAATTGCAGATTATCCAGGTTTATTCTCAAGTTGGTCTTATACTAATTTTATTACAGATACAACATACAATGCTGTACAAATAAATTTACCAGTTATAGACGGTGTACAACAAGTATTACCATACCCCGGCGAGTGGACTTTAACACTATATAACACCAGAGAAGCAGAAAGACAAAGCATTTCTCAAGCGTTACGACCTAAGGCGGACTTCTAATGCAATTTTTTTATGACGGACAAATAAGACGATACATTGCACAAGTTATCCGTGTATTCAGTAACTTTGTTGTAAAATACGGTGATGGTACTTTGCATCGCATACCTGTTATGTATGGAGATCCAGACAGGCAAGTAGCTAGCATTATTAATCAGAATTCAGAAAACACAGTAAGTTCTGTGCCTCGTATTGCCGTATACATTTCTAGTTTAAAATTAGACCGAGACAGACTCGCAGATCAAACATTTATAGATAAAGTTAATATTCGAGAACGCGACATTAATACCAATACAGGTCATTATAATCAAGCACAAGGTAAAAATTATACCATTGAACGTTTAATGCCAACACCGTTTGGGTTGACTTTTAAAGTAGATATTTGGAGTTCAAGTACTGAACAAAAATTACAAATATTAGAACAAATTTTAGTTTTGTTTAATCCTAGTTTAGAATTACAAACTACTGATAACTATATTGACTGGACTAGCTTAACTGTATTAAATTTAAATGATATTAGTTGGTCTAGCAGACAAGTTCCTGTTGGAACTGATAGTACGAATGAAATTGCAACATTAACTTTAGAAACACCTATATGGATTAATCCTCCAGTTAAAGTAAAACACTTGGGTGTTATTACAAAGATTATTACTAGCATCAACGGTGGTGCTGTTACTAGTGGAACTTATATAGAAGGGCTGGGCGAAGATCCAATGCCGCCCACAACTACTGTAACAGACTTTATTGATGTTATTGTTAACACTATTACTGATTATAACATAGAAGTTTATACTAATACTGTAAAATTATTATCTGCTGGAAGTAGTAGTCCAGCAACTAGCAAAAGCATTGATTGGCTATCTGTGTTTAGTACATATCCTGGTAAGTATGTTGCAGGATCGAGTACCATTTATTTGACTCAATCTAACGGAGATCAAATAGTAGGAACATTTGCTATTAATCCGTTAGACTCAAGCATGTTGCAAGTAAACTGGAATACAGATACACTGGTTAAAAATACTGGCATTGACAGTGCCGGGTTATTAGATAATCAGATAGGTTATAACGCGGCAGGCAGTAACAGACCAAATAGTACTGGTACGTTTGATGCTATTATCAATCCACAAACATACAATCCAAAACGTCCAACAGGCAACGAACAAACAGATCAAACAGTGATAGTAGGCACTAGATTTTTATTAGTAGAAGATATTGGTTCTGCTATAAATGCAGAAGATACTCCGTGGACAAATGTCAATCCGCCACAAGCAGAAACAAACGGAGCTACTGCTTGGAAATCTACTAGCGGTGCAGATTTTATAGCTAAAGCTAATGACATTATTGAATGGACCGGTACTTACTGGAATATAATTTTTAACGCTAGTCATTTTAACGACACCATGGTATGGCAAACTAATATATACACTGGAGTTCAGTATTTGTGGAACGGAGTTTCATGGGTTATGAGCTATGATGGTGAATATCCTGCCAAGCAATGGAAAATTATACTTTAAAAGATCAAATTGTATGTAGTGGTGCGTTATTTTACGCTAAATCTACACGACGTTTTTTATTATTACAAAAAGCCATAGGTAAACACGAAGGAACATGGGGTTTAGTTGGTGGTACTAATGTAGTAGGTGAAACTCCTTGGCAAGGTCTGCAACGTGAAATTAACGAAGAAATAGGACCGTGTCCGAAAATAATTAAAACTATTCCTCTTGAAACTTTTGTTTCAAATGACAAGGTGTTTAATTTCCACACGTACTTGTGTGTTATAAAAGATGAGTTTGTTCCGTACCTAAGTGACGAACACCAAGGTTGGTCGTGGGCTACTATAGACCGCGCACCTAAACCATTGCATCAAGGGTTACGTAATAGTTTTTCAAGCAAGACTATTAGAACCAAATTACAAACAATATTTGATCTAGTTGATTTAATCTAAAAAAAAGCACTCATAAGAGTGCTTTTTGTTTTTACGCTTGAGCTTCGCCCCAACGTAAAATTAAGTTTTGGTTAAGTGGTGAACCCTGCGTAATATACGCATTGATGAACAACACATCGCAACCGTTAGGATATGTACCACGGCCGCCGATTGGAGTGTTAGTCAACTCTTTCAAGTTACTCAAATCCAATGCGTCCTTGTTAGCTGGTGAGTTAATGTATGAGAACACAGTTTCGCCAGGTAACGCATAAGTACCGCGACTAAATTGTACCACACCTGAGTTAGGCAAGTTAAATGTCAAACCAACTAATGTTCCAGTAGTTGCACCAACCGGAGCGCCACCTTGGCTAGTTGATAGTGTAAATCCTGTTGAACCGTTAGTAGCTACAATATAATAAGTAGTTGGATTTGAATAACTAGTAATTGATCCGCCACCTGATGTTGTTCCACTTACAACAACTTGTTGGTTAACAACCAATGCAGTTGCTGTACAATTGAACGTATAGGCAGTGTTAACAACTGTAACGTTATTAATTGTACTATTAGCAGTTAAGGCTTGTAATAATGGTTGTGAAATAGTAATATTACTACCATTGATAGCACTTACTTTAGTTAAACCGTAAACCGCGTTAGTTACACCTGGGAAATACACGTCATCACCAACTTGCACACCGTTAGCACTAGCTACAGTAAATGTTGTTGATCCAGCACTTGGACTACTTGTAATTGTAGTAGGGTTGGTGATACTATTAGTAAACACCATACTTGATCCAGGAGCAACTTGACTAAAACTTGGTTGGCCAGTTGGGTTAACCGTTGAATTTAAACTGTTAAAAACAATGTTACTTGGAGAAGGCATATTACTTGGATTAATAATACCTTCAATAACAATCGCGGTGTTAGCGTTAGCACTTGACCCCGCACAAGATTCTAACTGTTGTAGCAAGAAACTAGCACGGTTAATAAGTTCACGTGATCCTAAATCGCCTGTTAACGCATTGCTTACACTAGGTGCTAGACGAATAGCAAACGCCGTTGTCTTTTTAGTAGTAATTGTAACGTTAGTAGCTTGGTAGTTAAAAATGTATGAACGGTCAGCATCAAATCCGCCGTCTTCGATAAACGCCGCGCCCCAGTGACTTACGATTGGGCTTGCTGATCCATTCACAGAAATCACACCAGTAAGTACTGTATGTGTTGCCGCAGATCCGGCATTAAATGTTCTGTATCCACCAGTGGCCCAAGGAATAATACTTGCGCCGCGGCCTGCTGTACTAGTTAATACTAATGCATTTACAGTCATGTAGAAATTAGTAGTTGAAGCACCGTATGGGTTATATGTATAGTTGGTTAAGTTTGTTACTAAACTAGTTAAACCAACGTTAGTAGCTAGCGTTATAGTGTTAGTACCAATACTAGCAATATAGTAAGTTTGGTTTGCAACTACTCCGCCCATTGCTAGGCCAAATTGTTGTAAAAATACTATCGGTTGGCCAACTGCCATATTAGCCGTTGATCCCACAGTAATTGTATTACCATTGGATACAGCAGTTGCAACTGTGTTAATTTTTGCACTGTAATTAATAAATTCATTATCGATATAAACAGTACAAGTATTACCAGTAGTAGGTGTCGGGAAATATGTTGCGTCAGCTACTGGAATAACTGTGTCACCAACACCTATGTTGACACTACCTACAATATAAGTATGCCATCCTTCGTTAGTAACTTCGTAACGCACTGGCATGTTACCTGCTCGCATCCACGCTTCGTTGTTTAAGTTATTGTTACGTAGACGGTGTACAGTTATGTATTTGCCTTCTGGGCCACGAATCATCCAATCAATAAATCCAGCACCGTACCATGTCCATTGCATAGCAACCATGTTCATCTTAATAGGATTAATTTGATATCCACTAGGATTTGCCGGGCCGTTAGAACCATCGCAGTGGTCCATGTTCCACTGACTTTGTGGAATAATTCTGTCTATAGTCTTTGTACATTTAATTCCAGATACGTTAGCATAGCCTCTGTATTGTGGGTTAACATACATTAGTGTATCACTTATAACTTGTGTTACTATGTGACTCATGCCCCGAATAACAATTCGATCGCCTGCCCATAGTTGAGTTGTAAATCGAGTGTTAATACCAATAACTTGTCCACTACCTACTACTACGCTGATAGTACCTCCTAATTGGAATGTGCTTGAACGTTTCACAACTGATATCACTTGTCCATCATATTGGAAAAATACACCGTTTTGTTCATCATAAGTACCTGAGCGTACAACTGCCCCGTACCAGTTTTGTAAACTTAGCAATGATGGGTCTGTTATTTGTGCATTTGTATTTCCGTTAACAAGTCCAGGGCTAGTTTGTGCAATAACTTGTAAATTGCGTTCGTCAATAATACCTACAACAGTATAAGTTCCGTTGTAACCTGGAGTACCTGATCCACTAACTACCACAGTAGCACCTAACTGACATCCGTGATCCACGTCGTCTGTAGTAACTGTAATAATTGGAGCTTGAGTTACCGATGTTCCGCTAACTAAACCAGTGGCAGTAAATGTTACTGGTGTGTTAGTTAATATATTAGCTAGCGTACCGGATAATTGTATGCTAGTTACGTTAGTGCCGCCGGTTAACACATAGTATGTTCCTGCGGTCAATCCTGTTGATGTAGAAATTGTACCTGTAACAATAATTGCTTGACCTTGTGTATAAGTGCCAGACGTAATAGTTACAAATCCATTAGTAGCTGTTACAGCGGTAATACTTAAACCAGTTGCATACACGCTAGAATTTGCCGATACACTTCTTACAAAATAATTTGGTGCCATTAGCAAACCAGTATTAAAGTTAATCGATTTACCAGACTGATAACGAATATACTTTTTACTCATACGAATCGCTTGTGATCCGTGTGCTGGCAAACCTGTTCCTAATTGTACTCCACCGTCAAATGGTCTATGAGAATAAAAACTATCTGGGCGAGCATATAATTGAGCTACTACAGTTCCTGTAATAACACCAACGCCACGTGATGTAAATGTAAATTGATTAGCTACTGTAATTCCATTAACTACGTTAGATTGTACAGATTCAACAAAGAATGGTCCTGTACACAATGTATGATTGTTAGCACCGTTTTCACTAGTAACAAACATATTAATTGTATCGCCGGGAATAAATCCATGCGGGCTAGTAGTATTAACAGTAATAGTTGGCTGAGCACTTACAGTAGTCATTGCTTCTGCGCTGATCGATCCACCATTTTGGTTAATAGAATATGTACCTGCTTGGAACGGAACGTTAAAATTATAAGTTCCAGTTCCTACTTGTGTAAATGCATTACTGATTGTTACTATTTGTGCATTTAAGGCAGTGACAAATGTACTATTAGGAATACCATATCCTGATACAAGTTGACCAATAGCAATATTTGTTCCTGAGTTTACTGTAAATGTAAACGAACCTACGACACCACCAGCAATTAATGTTGTGATCGCCGCCGCGGTGTTTGTTGCTGTTAATTGAGCAGTTATAACTGTTGCGCTAGGCACGCTTGCACCACCAACACCTTGGCCTATAGCAAACGTACCTGTATTAGCTGTAGCTGTTAACACGTTTCCTGAAATTGCACCAGTAAACGATACTACTGTAGGAGGTGTAGTATAAGAAATAGATGGAGGACTTACAGTTGTAGCCCACAAGTAACCGTTAGTGGTTCCGCTAGATAATGTAATGTTAACTCCAACAGTTGCATTCATTGTACCTGTAGCAGTTGATTGCACAAATGCAGTGCCGCCTACGCTGGTACTTAATATAGCGTTGGCACTATCTAAAATTTGTAGCACATAATATGTACCAGCTGTTAAGTTACCAATAGTACTACCAGTAATAACAACTGTTTCGCCAACAGTCATGTTTGTTGTTGTACCAAAACGAGCACTATTTAAAATAGCGTTAGTGCTGGTAATTGTAGTTGTGTAGACAATGTTATTACTTAAAGTAATCTGTGTACCATTAACAATACTAGAAATATAATATACACTACCTGAAGTAATGCCACCAAAACTTGCACCACCAACTACGCTCATATTTCCGTTAAAGGCACTAGTTGTAGGTGTAAACACTGGAGTTAAATTGGTACTGGTACTTAAAGTTACATTTTGTGAGTTAACAATACTTACAACATAATAAATTGTACCGGTTGTTAAACCACCAAAACTTGTTCCAGAAAATACCAATGGCATACCTACTGCTAATCCAACAGTAGTACCTAATGTAACATAGTTGTTAGAAGCGTTCGTGGCTATTGCGTTTGTAACTACAGTACTAGGACTAAACACAGAACCAACAGCCATGTTTGCTGTACTTGTTACTGAAATATATCCAGTACTGTTAACTGTTTGAGTAATAGTTGTGTTAATTACACTATTAATGTTTGCGCCAGTGTAAAAACCACCTTGGCGTAATTGAATAAACGGTGTGTAAATGTTATCGCCGCTGTTAAAACCAACTTTACCTTTAGCAATAAATGTAAACTGTGTTGAGTTTAGCACTTGGAATACAATAAAACTTCCTTGGGCACGTTCAAATCCAGTAATAGCTGAATAGAAACCACTAATAGTAAATGGCTGGCCAACACTATACCCGTGTGCGTTTGCCGTGGTAATTGTGATGATAGATTCTGATGTTGAAAAACCGCCGTCACCAACTGATGCATCAGTTGTTGCGTTAATTACAGTCAAGTCTGTACCTGGTATTTCATAAATTGCAGGATATCCACGTTGCTGACTAATAGTCAACCACTTGGTTGGTTGCATACCATATTCAAAGTCAGCATCTAGTAATGATTGTGGATTAGCTGTACGCTGGCGTTCAAATGCATCTGTACCAATTTCTGGACTACGTACATATTGAAATGTTTGTTCGAAGAAAATTTGCAATACGTTTGCGCTGGTCATACCACTAGTACTAACAGTACTAGGTATAGTAATAACAGTTACACCGTCTTCATTGTCCAACGCTAACGGAAAATTAGAGTCAGCGCCACGAATAAACGATACAGTAGTTCCGCTATAAGTTACATCTGCAAAATTATACAGTATTGTGTTTGTTGTAGTGTTAGTAATGATTAACAACTGTTGTAGGTCAATTTTCCCAGGAACAACGATTGTACCACCTGTTGTCCCTGTAGGATTAAAAACATACTGTCTAATTTGACTTTTGGCCATTTAATTCTCCGAATTTATTCTTATGTGTATTTAGCAAGGTTTAACCTTATAGAAATGGTTTATTGCCCCATGGCAAAAAATGCCATTAAAACCCCGGTATTTTCTGCGTATCTTTTAGTTGCGGTATAGTTACGTATCAACGGAGTATTCCATTGTTCATTGGGCACAGTTTGTAAGGATGTTGTAAAATTTCCAGCCGCAGGAGTAGTTTGTCCTATGGCCATGTTATCCATTGTACCAGTAGTCACTGGAGAAATAGTAATTAATCCAGTACTTGTAGGTGTTAAGGTAATATTCTGTGTACCTAACGCAATAATGTTACCTAAAAAATTAGTATTTTCAAGCGGGGTTCCAAGCGTTAGTGTATGCGCTGGGCTCAGTGTAATGCTATTACTGGTTAAAGATATACTGTTTGTAACTGTTAAGTTTGTAAATGTGCCGTTTACTGGAACATTGGCACCAATTATCATATTATCTACACTACCTGTAGTAGTTGGATTAATAATTGAGACTAATGATCCACCGTCAGTTACATTTAAATTTCCATGCAGGGTTATAGATGCTGGATGAAGAGCTGTTCCAACAGCTAATCCTGTTAGTATTCCTGGAATATTAGTAACACTTGATCCCAATGACGTTTGTGTTAATAATGGATTACCGTTGTAACTAAGATAAGAACCTGCTGTTAATTCTATACGATTACCAGTTACTGTAATTGTTTGGGTGACTAGATTGCCAGAGGAATCTACAATGAAATAAGGACTTTCAAAGCCGAAACTTGATCTTAGTTGTTTAGCTACTGTACTCATATAAATCCTTAATTAAGATAACGCCACTCCATATGCCGCTGATAAGGCTGCTATGTAGCCTTTTGTAACTACACTGTTGTAACTAGTTTGTTGTGTTCCAGCTATGGAAACTGATGTAAATGTGCCAGCAACTGGTGTAGTTGCGCCAATAATCATGTTGTCCATATTGCCTGTTACAGCAGGATTGATTGTTACAGTTCCTGTTCCTGTAGGACTTATTGTTACATTGCCGTTTGCTGGATTAAGTGTTACCGACTGTGTTGCTGAAAGATTAGTAAAAGTTCCTGCGGCTGGTGTAAGATTACCAATAGTTATATTATCTAATGTACTAGCAGATGTAGGATTTAATATTAACGAAGATGTAACTGTAAAGTTTTGCACGTTAAAATTAGTTGTGCTAAGATTCAAAGATATTGTGTTAGTTGCCGTGTTTGTAACTAAACTTAACGCACCGCTAGTTACAATATTTAAAGTATTACTATTCGGACTTAACGCAATAGTTCCGTTTCCTGAAGATGCTATGTATGTATATCCGTTCATTAAATTGCTCCAAATAGTAGTCTAGGTGTTATGCTGGCTAAAGTAACCAGTTGATTGCTCGCAGTCGGAGCTTGTGTTAATTTTAATGTTGTAAATTTTGCAGTTTTAGGCGTTGTGGCGCCAATAGTCACATTATTTAAATTGCTAACAGCAGTAGGATTTATTATTACAGAACCACCGAGTCCTGTTGGTCGAATAACTACGTTGTTGTTTGCTGGACTAAATGTCGTTCTGCCAGTAGTTGCCAGTGCTGTAACTGTAATTGCTTTTGGAATAATAGACCCAATTGTTACGTTGTTAGATAGGCCACCGGTAATGTTCGATGTAAACAATCCAGAAATTGTTAAATTTGGAATAGCGTTACATGAAATTGTTAATGTATTAGAAGCAACACTGGAGTTAAAAGTAATAAATCCATCTGTATTTTGAAATGTCAGCGTATCAAACATAAACCCAGCTGATAGCGTTTGCTGATTAGTTGAAGTTATTGTACTTAAACTACTAGATGTAATTGATCCGCTGTCGTTTACTTGTAAAAAAGCGCCGGAAGTAACACTCGCTTGACCTAACGGATCGTTTGGATTAGTACCATTCCAATTACTTAATATACCAAGTTCGCCACCTGCATTAGTACTTTCACCAGTAGTATATACACCTGGATTTCCAGTAGTTATAGCAGTAGGGGGTTTTAGTTGCACTTGGCGTTCTGCATAAGTGGCGGACCAAGTTACATAAACTCCCACTAATGGAGTTATTCCATCTGCCGCATATAACGGACTAGCAATTAATGATACTGAAGATGTTGTAGTGCTAGTGCTAAATTGCACTAAATCTCGTCCAGTATTAGTTCGGCCATAAACAGTTAAACTAGCTTGGCCAACACGGGAGCCTACGACAACCGTGACACGCTCAACGTCATTTGTGCCATATTCTACCGCAATTTCATAAGTGGCACTGGTAAAATCCCCTACATACCAAGTGTCGATAACTGTGTTGGGGTACAGGGGTATAACTTCATTCTTAAAAGAGAAGTTAGTTCGGCTTTTGAATTTTATAGTATTTCGTAAGCCTTGGGTAAAATAGTCGATGAAGTTCATGTGTCTACCAGAATATCATATATTTATTCGTATCAAATCTATTGCGTTTCTTGAAAAAATATGCTAAATTATAGCATACTATAATTATAGGGGTATTCATGACAGAACGAGCCAAGGCTTTCTTTATTAACGGTGGTGCTGGTAGGGTAGTTTGCTCTATTCCAGCCTTGGAAAAATACGCAGAAGAAACTAGTAAAGACTTTATTATTGTCTGCGAAGGTGGAACAGACATGTTTAAAGGGCATCCATTACTGCATTCTCGTGTGTATGACCACTGGCATAAAAACTTATTTGAAGATAAGTTAATCAATATGGACTTAGAAAGCCCAGAGCCATACCGTGTTTGGGAATACTTTAATCAAAAGTGCAGTTTAGCCCAGGCGTTTGACATTGCTATTAACCACAAAGGCGTTAGAGAACTGCCCAGACCAACTGTTAGATTATCTAACGAAGAGCTATTTTCAGGACTGTCAGTAGTTAACGAAGTTAAAGAAAAGACTAAAAAAGACAAAGTTATTGTAATTCAGCCATTTGGCCGTGGAACCGTTAACCAACCAGGTGTTGTTTTTGACCCTTCTGGAAGAAGTTTCGAAGCCGAACACATTATTAATATTGTCAAGAAGTTACAAAAGAAATACGCTATCATTATGATGAGCGAATTCGGCATCGATTTCACTAAACACGGATGCAAAGACCCGATTGCCCATCCACAAAATGTTAATATTCGTCAGTGGGCTGGCATTATTGCTCGTGCAGACTACTTCCTAGGTTGTGATAGCGTAGGACAACATTTAGCCTATGCTGTTGATACTCCTGCTACTGTAGTTATTGGTTCTACATTTGATGTAAACGTAACTTATCCTAATTACGAAAAATTCGATGTGCTAGATATGGGCGATGGAAGACGTGTTTACAGTCCTATTCGAATCACAGTTGACGAAGTCGCTGATAGAGTTAATGACGGTATTATGCGTATGAATACTGATGTAGAAAACGCCATTGTTGATTCTGTTGTTAAAGGTATAGAAAAATTTGCCCAGGGGTAAACAATGGCTAGATTGTTTACATTTGGATGTAGCTACACACTTTATGCAGGATTTCCCACTTGGGCCGATTTACTGGCATTAGAATTCGACGAATGTCATAATTGGGGGCATCCTGGAATAGGATGCAGAGCTATTGTTGAACGTATAGCAGAATGCCACGCTGTTAACAAAATCAATAAAGATGATATTGTTATTGTGCAATGGACCACGCATCTTAGACATGACTGGCACACACCAATTTCAACACCGTTTCGTCGTGACAAATGGAAAACTTATGGGAGTATTTTTGCTGGCGGCAATGCTGACGTACATCCAGAGTATTGGATTAAGACTTGTTTTAATGAACAATCATATATCATGCATAGTTTGAACAGCATGATTCTAGCTCAAGAACTATTAAAATCCACAGGTTGTACTTGGTATATGACCAGCATCGGCGACTGGCAACGGTTAGGTACAGATTGTTTTTTTACAGAAGTCATACCTAGTTTAATTAACAACAATACAGTACCAGTATTAAATCTTAAAGATAATTTTCCTAATTTAAGTTTTTATATTAAACCTATATGGGAAGATCATGCAGATCATTGGTTAGATCCAATTTATACAACTGAAGATACTAGTGTTGACAAACACTGGATAATGTTTGATCCCGGCTCACGTCGGCAAGTTAGAGATCCGCACCCGAGTCCACGTCAGTATGCTTATTGGTTAAACACTGTATTACGACCTGCATTGGGGTTAGGTGATCCACCCGACACACAATCTAAATGGTTAGACAGTTTAGACTATATCAAAGAATCGCATCTCAGCGATCCTGACCGTATGAATGGTGAATTTCATCATCCGGAAAGATCAAAATATTACTGGCCGGACGATATTTGGCCAGGTAAATTACCACAAGGTTTATAATGAAAAGACTGTTTACATTTGGATGTAGTTATACCAGCTATGCATGGCCCACTTGGTCGAATTTAATTAGTAAAGAATTTGACTATTACGAAAACTGGGGGTTAAGCGGTTTGGGAAATCGTGCTATTGCAGAACGAGTAAATGAAGCAAATATTAGACACAGTTTTACATCAGACGATGTTATAATTGTGCAGTGGAGTACGCATTTACGTAATGACTATTATGTTGAATTTCAAAAAGGGCCGGATGGTAACATGGTTCCAGCAGGTTGGAAAACTCGTGGTAGCATTTTTAATTATTTGAATTCTGAATTGTATGATAAAAAGTGGATTGATAATTTCTTCAGTGAAGTAGCATATTTTATGCATACCTTGAATTTTATTAGCATGACACAAAGTTTATTAGAATCTACAGGATGCACTTGGTATATGACCAGTATCGGAGACATACGTGAATTAGGGCACGATTTAAGACCTAAAGACAAGTATGGAGAACGTCCTGTAAATTTAAGAGAAGTGTTTGGTAATAATAAAAATATAGGTTGGGAATTTGCAAAACCATTGAAGATATATGAAAAACCAATTTGGGAAGACCGTGCGGATCATTGGTTAACTCCTTTAGAAAAATTTAGTAAGGACTATCCAGATTTGTATTATGAATTTGAAACCCAGGAAGAAGGCACAGGCATAGATCCGCACCCTAGTACTAGCCATCATTTTTTATGGGTTGAGCAGGAATTAGAAAGTAAATTGAATCTGTCTGAAAAGTGGAAACAAGAAACTATAGAATTAACAAAAAGTGTCAATGAATTGCAGATGAGAATGAAAACGGACAAGGCTGCATTTATACAACTAATGAGTAGACGAGGAAATTTTCCGCAGTCTGCTAAAGATTTTTACTGGCCTACACAGTACGTAGGATTTTAAGGAACTAAGATGAAAAATTTAAAAAGAGATATTTGGATCGCCGGCGTTGCTAGAGGACATAATAGTAGTGTTTGTCTCCTTAAAAATGGAGAAATTGTGTTTAGTATCGAAGAAGAACGGTTAAGCAGACACAAGTATGATGGCGGACCATATGCCGCTATGCTTAAGATTTTAGATTATACAGATACACTAGACTATCTTGTAATTGCACATACACAAAAACTACAAGATACTGCTGGTAGAGTTGACTTTAGTGGAGACGACGTTTATACAGGTCTTGCCCGTAAATTAGGTTTAATTTCCAGAAAAGAAAATGCACAACATCACCCGCAAGTAGTCGACCTTAGTCATATACATCATAAATTACATGCGGCTTGTGCATTTTATCGTTCAGGCTTTTCAGAAGCGGCCGCATTAATTGTGGATGGTGCAGGAACATTCCTTCCATTAAATGTAAATGGAGAAAGTGTTACAGGCTGGGAAACAGAAAGTATTTACGATTGTTCATATCCTAATAATTTTACCACAGTATACAAGCATATTGGATTGCGTGGTCCTAATCCCGGTGCATTTATTTCAAATTTTGACAGCACTAGTTACGACGAGCCAAATATGTCGCACGAAGCACTAATTACAGACCGTGCAGGTATTACTAAGGTATATGAAGCTGTTACAGAATATTGTGGTTGGTCTAGTATTGAAGCTGGTAAGACTATGGGACTATTTCCATACGGCAAACCTAACAATAACATTCCAAAATTATTTGACGATTCCACTATATTCCCGTTAGCCAACAGGAATTTAATTGTACCCACTTATCCAAATGGTGCAAAAGTTAATGCTATGTTGTTTAGCGAACTAATGTCAGCTAATGGTGAAGATATTACACAACTAGATAACCGTAGAGATTTGGCTTATGCTTGCCAAACACAAACACAGGAACAAGTTGTTAGATTAATTCGCATGGCTAGTGAAAAAACTGGCCATAAGAAAGTAGTTATTAGTGGAGGATACGGACTCAACTGTGTGGCTAATTACTACTATTTAGATCAGTTAAAAGACGATGGCATTGAAATTTATGTAGAACCTATTAGTAATGACGCAGGAACTGCAATCGGTGCGGCATTGATGTTCTATAAAGGTATTGATCCACGCAGTGATATCGATTATAGCAAAGACGGATTGTATTTAGGATTTGAATATTTGTATACACAAGACGATTTTGACAAAGTTGTAAAGAAATACGATGCCGAAATTACAAACGCTACCAACGAGGATATCGTAGATCTGTTACTTAACAAACAAATTGTTACATTTTATCAAGGACGCAGTGAAAACGGTCCTAGAGCATTAGGTAACAGAAGTATTTTGTTTAACCCAACTTACGAAGATGGTAAAGATTTTGTAAATGAAGTTAAACATCGTGAATATTTCCGACCATTTGCTGGTAGTATCTTGCAAGATTATGTGCATGATTGGTTTGATTTACGTGGTATGGAAGATAGCCCTTACATGATGTATGCTGTAAATTGCCAACCAGGTGTTGAAGAAAAGATTCCAAGCATTATCCACGTGGATGGAACTTGCCGTATACAAACAGTTACAGAAGAGCAAAATAAAAACTATTATGATTTAATTAAAGCGTTCTATAATCGTACAGGAGTTCCAATTTTATTCAATACTAGTTTTAATTTAGGTGGTGATCCACTAGTAGAAACATTAGATGATGCAGTACATACATTGTTTAATAGTGAAATAGAATACTTGTATTTGCCAGAATATGGTAAGCTAATCAAAGTAGCAAATTAAAAAAAGGAGCATAAAGCTCCTTTTTTATTGTTCAGTTAATGTTTAATAAGACTGATGTATATGTTTCATAGTTACAGTAATTGCACCTACAGGCGTAACTAAAATTGGCTTACTTAATGTAAGTTGTTTAGTAGTTGCATCCATATTTAATACACGAGTATCATTTGAAAATACAGTATTTGTGCTTTCAACAATTTGTAACCCTAATTGTGTAATAGTAGACACATCTGTTACTTGTAAAATTGTTTGGCCTGCTGTATTAACTGGAGAAGATGCACTAGTATCTACGGTTAAATTAAATTCTAGTGTTGATTCTCTAAAATTAGCATCAGGCACATCATATGATTGAATCTTCCATGGATGAGTAGTTGGAACTGATAAAAATGAAATTGCGTTATTGTCAGCAGTAGGGGTAAACATCAACGGAACTGTAAGTGTAACTTGTTTGTTGTTAATCGATACTACTTCTGTTCGTGGTCCAAAAATATTTCTTGCTTTTCGGTCTTGCATGCCTAAGTGCATACCTACTGTAACACCAGTAATATCGGCTACTTCAATTACAACTTGTCCTGCTGTGTTAATTGGAGATGTTGCAGATAAATTTATAGTAGTTTTAATACTGCTGGCAGCACCGTGAACTTGAGGCAAATTAAATAATTTATTTCTATAGGTAGTCCATTTTTCTACTACATGAGCCGGAGTATCTGGTAATAGTACATGATCGGAATCATCTAACAATGAGTTCCTCCAGAATCTTAATTCATGCCAACTTGTATAAGGCTTTAAGAATGGAGGAGGCATATTAAATGTACCAGTTGCTGAATTAAATTCTAACTGTGTAACATCATATGTATGCAACGGTGGAGTTGGATCTAATCTAGCATAAACTGTACCATCTGGTAAGTCTTCAACACTGTGAGATGCTAAATTATGTCCAGTGGTGTCTGCACCCAATAAACATGCTAATAAAGGATTAGCAACACAGTCAATTTCTACACGAGTAGCATTTAGCGGTGTAGGAATGTCTGCGGCTTGATCTTCTGTATAAATGTGAGTTAACCAACGACCTGATTCAGTGTCTACAAAAGTCACTATTTTATCAGGGCCGTTATATGTCCAAGTAGCAGTTTTATTCAGCGCAGTTGTTTGCGCTAAGTAATCATCTGCAATCGCGTATGTAAAAGTTTGTGATATATTTGCCATTTATTTTATCCGTATGTTACTGATACTAGTCCGCCGGCACCGGCAATTCCACAACACTGACAGTTATAAGTACAACCCAATGTTGCACCACCTCCGCCTGGAAACTCAATGGTAAATCCGTTACCGCAACTCATGTTAAAATATCCGTCTGCAAATGGGCCAGAACGTGTCATCGGAGCGGCAGCGCCTAATCCTTGAACACCTTGTGAACCACCACCAGTTGTTTGTCCAATGTATCCACCGCTTGGTGCGCATAATGAAAAATCAGCGCCGCAAACAGATCCACAACCTGTAGCACTAGAGCTAGCACAACAGTAGTTAATGAAGCGACAGAAATAACAACTGTTCCACAAGAAACATGTACCGCAAGTTGGATATCCACCGTTTGCACAGAAATTACTTAATCCGTATCCGTTAACATAACTTGCATATCCAGAACCAGCATTAGTATTACAGCAAATATTACTGCTACTTGCCGCACAAATTGTATAAGAACAGCCAGCTAGGCCGCCAGTTGCTGATGCTGTTACAGTTTTTACACCATAACCGCCAGCTCCGCCAGAGCCGCCGCCACCGCAACAGCAAGAACCACTGCCGCTTGCTCCGCCGCCCCAGATTTCAAATGTAACCCAGGTAGTTCCTGCAGGTGCAGTCCAGTTACAACAAGTGCCACCGTTGGCTACTGTAGTAAAACTTGAATTATAAACTGTAAATTCTGTTGGATTTGATGGCGCATTAGTTCCGCTATATTGGAATGCTATCGATTTTAAACTTGTTGTCATCTTTTATCCTTATCTAAATGTTACCAAAACCATGCCGCCAAGACCAAATGCGCCCCAGCAAGTACCGTTTCCGTAAGAGTTAGCTCCACCAGCGCCACCGCTTCCTGGGAAGGAAATTTGTCCTTGGCCGTTTCCTAACGCATTGCCTCCGGTATAATTTTGACAATAATCTCTAGTCATAGCAGTACCAGTTGTCCAGTATGTTGTACCTGGTACCCAACCCCAGCCATCGTAACCGCAGGTTGGTTGTGATGTATGGAATGTATTCCAGCCGCCACACATAACAAAGTCGCCGCCACTGTTGCCGCCTGCACTTCCGCATCCAGCATAGTAACCTTCGCACTGATTCCAGTTGCTACAGTTTGTTTGGCCGCTAACTCCGCCGCCAGCTGTTACGCTAATCGGATATGTACCACCGCTTAAACAGACAAAGCTATTAAAACCGCCAGGTCCACAACAACATGTAGTACAGCAAGTGCTTCCGCCAGCACAAATTGTAATTTGGCATCCAGGAATAACCCTTACAGTTTTACGTACATAGTCGCCTGAACCGCCACTACACATTTGCATTTGGCAACAGCATGCGCCACCGCCTGCGCCACCTCCGCCCCATAATTCAAATTTAGCTTGGTTTACGTTGGCTGGCACTGTCCATAAACAACATTGACCGCCATTGTATGCTGTGTTTATGTTTGTATTATAAACATATAACTGTGTAAATGTTGCTGGAGCATTAATACTCCATCTTGAATCTGGTAATATTGATGATAATGATGTTGTCATTATTGAGGTGCTCCATTATTTGGTTGAACCGGCACTGGTGGAATTGGTGCCGCAGGAGCGATAAACGCAGGATCTACATGCTCCTCAGCTACTTTATTGACTACATGGTCGTCTGGAGCATCTGGAAATTTCCATTTCCAAGGATCAACTCCTTGCATAAGTGCTGGATAATCGCGTAATTTTTGTCTGTACTCGACCCATTCGGAAGTGTCTTTGCCTTGAGCAATTAACTGATGCATGATATTATCTGAATGTTTCAATCTAGAATTTCTAGCATGCATTACATCTGCCATTGTTTGATGCGGCTTTCTCCAAGGAAAAGGAGTATTCCACTTGTTATTTGTGAAATCATATGTGATTTCACTTGTTTCATATGTATGACTTGGACTTTGTGGGTCGTGCATTATATGTACATGACCGTCTGGCAAAGTTTCTTGTGTCTTAGGAAAATCTGGATGATGAATATCAGTTTCATCATGAATCAGTGCCGCTAATAATGTGTCTACATTCGCATCTACAAGAATCTTCTTTAAGTGTGGACCTGGATCGCCAATTAGTTCGCCTTCATGTTCGTCTAAGTACACAGGAGTAGGCATAATTTTTCCTGTTGCAGTATCTGCATGTATCCACATACGGCTTGGACCTTGATAAGTCCAAGTTGCTGTTTTACCTTGCGTATTTGTCTGAGCCAAATAACTGTCTGGTATATCGTATGTGAAATCTTTTGTAATTTTAATAGTTTCTGGCATATCTATCCTTTAAGTTCCATAAGTGATTAATACTAGGCCGCCAGCGCCGTTTTGTCCATAGAACTGTGTAGATCCTGCACACGCATTACCCATAGCACCAGCTCCGCCTGGCCACGCTGTAATATTTTGGTTAGGAAATGATGATTGTCCGCAGTGTTGGATACCTGGACTGCAATAGTCAAATCCATATAATGATGTTCCTGTACCTTTCAATGGCATAGTAGTCCATGTAAACATGTACTGGTTACAATAGTTACTATCTTTAAAACTGCTGTTAAAAGATCCAGCTGTATAATCTCCAGTAGCACAACATGTTGTACCATACATTCCGCCTGGAGCACAAACACCTGTACATTGTTGATTACCTTTACCGCAAACAACTGTACCTGGATTACCGCCTGCGGCACAAGCAACTAATGTACTGTTAGCACATAAGACATAACTAGGATAATTAAATGCCGCACATTGTTGAGCACCACCGCTTCCGCAGTTACAACACCAGCAACATCCTGAACTGGCAGCACATACTGTAAATTGCAATCCTGCTGATACTGTTAAATATTTTCTTGAATAATTGCCTGCGCCCATACCACATCCTGGGCCAGCACAACAGCTTGCGCCTGCACCATCACCACCGGCGCCCCACATTTCAAAAATTACCCAGCCTGGTCCGGGCGCAGTCCATAAACAGCATTGTCCGCCGTTTAATCCGTTACCCACACTACTATTATAAACAGCTATTACTGAATTTTGTTTATAGTAGCTGACAGTACCTAATGAAGGTGCTACTAAACTCGATAGTGAAGTTGTCATTTATTACCCGCTCCTTTTTATTTGCTGCCGATCAGCCAACCATACGCACTGCTATAGATAAACGTTACAGATACATAGTTAACGTTTAAGCTCAAGTTAGCATTTTGGTTAGCAATGTACGCTGAACCGTTTTGCGCAATGGTCACTGGGCTACCAGCAAACGCACCGGTAGCATCAATGACTTGACAAATGTCTCCGTCTAATGCTGCCGCTGTAGGAGGCAAAGTTAACGTCATTCCGCCAGCAGTGCAAATTACACGATCATTCGTTTGAATGGTATAAGCTGTACCTGTGTTGTAGCGGACTACTGACCCTGCAGTTCCTGTTGTTGTGATATATCGTCCCATATGAATATTCCTTTATCAATGTATTTATGACGTTGACGTCTCAATGCCATATGCCACCGCATTTACGTTTATTTGGCTAGATCTAACTAGAATTGAATATCCAGCTTGAATAACCAACCCTGTACGCTCTAAAACTCCATGCGATAACACTTCTGTTTCATACTCTATAAACTCATTACTACCAATAGTAGTAGCGGATGAGCTAATTCCTAGTCTTACAGTTACAGCATTATTGCTTCGATTTGCAAATGAAACTGTTGCTACTGTAAAATAACCTGCTGGTGCAGTATATAACAGAGTATCCGTTGCCGCTGGATTAATATCTACTACCCCTAATCGTCCTGTTGCCATATGTTAAATCTCCGTTATTTTATGATGTTGACGTTTCAATGCCGTATGCTACAGCATTAATACCAGTAATACTTCCGCGGAATAAAATAGAATATCCAGCTTGTAGTACTAAACCAGTGCGCTCAAGCACACCGTGTGGTAGTAAATCACATTCGTATTCTAAAAATTCAGCTGCCGCAATAGTTGTAGTAGATGAGCTAATAGCCAATCTTACTGTTGCATCCGTGTTTGTTCGGTTGCATATCGAAACTGTTGCTACAGTAAAGTTACCAGCCGGAGCAGTATATAGCAATGTATCCGTTGCCGCTGTTAGTAGGTCTATTGCTCCTAATCGTCCTGTTGCCATATGTTAAATCTCCGTTAATTTAATAGTAAAAAGTTCATAGCTAGTGGTTGTCCGTCAATACCACCCACAAAGTACATCTTGTTAGATACCTTGATTTGTCCACCAGTTGTTGTTGTGATAGTATTGCCAGCAATGTAAATTATACCAGCTGTTAATGTATTTACATTCAATGTACTACCGCCGCCACCAATTTGGCTTGTAATATACGATTTAATCGCTTTCTGCGTAGGTAAAATATTGTCACTATTTGCTGTAAAGTACGGATCTGTACTAAATTGTGTAATAGTTGCGCTATTTGTACCTAAACTAACTGCACCAATTGTTAAACTGTTCAAACCAGCAACGTTAAACGCACTAGCGTTTAGGGTTGTAACACCAGTAGCTTGCTGAACTGAGAATAAATTACCAACGTTAAAGTTACCATCTTGGTCAGTACTTGTAAAGAACACACGACCACCGTTATTGCTAACTGTTTGATAGTTACTATTAGCCGCAATAAATGGTGTTCCTGGGTAATTTGTATTAACAAAGTTACCAGTACCAATACTTAAGAAATCGTGTCCAGTCAAACGTACTTGACTGTATTTCAATCTTAATGTAATTGCTGTGCCATTTGTTGGTGCATTTGAAGTAGTCAACGCAGGATTAATTTGGAATTGTGCGGTATATGGTGCAATACCACTACCTGTTCCTAAATAGTTAGTAACTTGTACCAATTTGTAAACGTTACTATTACCAGCAAACAACACGTTAGATCCTGCTGTTGGATTAACTGTTAGTCCGCTTACGTTAATGTAACTACCTGGTTGGTATATATCTGCATAACCATTTGTTGATACAGTTGCACTAGCCGTTGCATAACTTGTACCTCTGTTAGTATAAGTTGGGTTAGCTACTGCACCAGTACCAACACGTACTGTCCATGTAGCCGCAGTAGTTTGGTTTGGATCAGTAATTGTCATTGTTGGTGTACTTGCATAACCGCTTCCTGGTTCTACCATTCTAAAACCAGTAACACCTGTGGCCAATGTAACTGCCGCTCTGCCTTGTGCAGTACAACCTGTTACAATGCTCTCAGCTACAGTAGTGCTATTTGTCAATGCGATCCATAAAGGTACGCTGTTTGGATTACCAAATGCTACTGCTGGCCAACCGCCTGCTGAACCTGCTGTCATTGTTTGAGCTGTCCAGAATAAACCGTCTTCCGAAGTTGCTACTAATGTAGTTGCATCAGTGTTGGTTGCAAAGAATAAACCTTGTCCATAACGTACTTTGTTCCATGTTTGAACAGAAGGTAAGTTGAATGTACTTGCGTACCAAGTAATACCGTTAAACGAATATGCTGAAACATTTGACTGAGCGGCCACTGCAACAAATTTACCTTTACCAAATGTTACACTAGTCCAATACTGGTTGCTTGGCAAACCACCACTTGCTACCCATGTACTTGCGTTAACGTTTGTACTGTAAGCAGACGTTGTTCCACCATAGGCAATTGCTACCCACACACCATTTCCGTATGCTACTGAACTCCATGTTGTAGAACTTGGTAATCCAGATCCTGCGCTCCATGATACAGCTGGGTTAGCACTGTAAACCATATTAGTTCCGCCGCTTTGTATTGCTACAAAGTAACCGTTACCATATGCTACTGATGACCAGTTAACAGCAACGCCTAAACTTCCGCCTGCTGTCCATGATGTACCGTTGGTACTTACTGCACAGTTATTTGATCCATTTTGTACTGCTACCCAAGTAGTTGTACCACTGACTGCACCAGCTGTAACTGAAGTCCAGTTACTACTTGCAGGCATTGTTGAACCAACAGTCCATGTTGTGCCGTTTGTACTGTAACCTGCTGTTTGGCTGTTATTAGTAACTGCTACATATATACCACCAGCACCTGCACCAGTAAATGTGAAGTTAGTAATAGTGTTAAGAGTTCCAACGTTGGTAACTGTAATTGTAACATTGTTTGCAGGAGCAAGACCTCCTAAACTTGTACCAGCAATAGTTAATGTATCGCCAATAGTATAGTTTGATCCGCCGCTTACTTGTGTCACTGCATACGCAATACCAGTTTTAACCACAGTAAATGTTGCGCTTGTACCAGTTCCGCCAGTTGCTGAGATAGTAGAATACGTAGCATTCAAATCTCCGTAAATACAATCAATCCATGTAGCAGAAGTTACAGTACCGGCAGTAGGAGTAAATCCTGGGCTAGTGTATGTTAATCTAGGTTCGATAATGTAAGTTGATGTTACATCTAAGTTTGCTTTGATTGGAGTGCCAGGAACAACATGATCCCAACCAGCGGCCCATACATAAGTACCGCTTAATCCACTGGTACCACTTACTGTTACTGGAGTAGTAGCAGTAGAAGTTGTACCTAAACTAAAGTTAGTTGCACCAGGACCAGTTGTTACACCTACTGCATAATACAATGTAGTAGTACTTGTAGTGATACCAACTTGAGCACTTAGATACAATGGCATGCCATTGTATAATGTAGCAGTACTGCTAGCTGTTAATGTATTTTGTGTACCAGTAACAGTTGCACTTACTTGGTTTTGACTAATATTGATTACATATTGTGTCGATGCTGTTGGAGTTCCAGTTGCACTATTGCTAATAGCATAAGTACCAGCTGTTCCTGCAGGATATATACTGCAACTTGCTGATAATGCACCAATTAAATTGTTACTAATTGTAATTACGTTAGTAAACACGTTAATTGCTGTAACAAATGTACCAGCTGGTATTGCTATGTTAGTAGTAGAACTTGTACCAGACACAAATTGTCCAAGTGATACTGATGTAATACTACCTACTGTAAATGAACTTAAAGTAATAGTGTTAGTACCACTTGTTCCAGTAAATGTAGCAGTAACTACGGCTGTAGCATTAGAACTAATCATACCTTTAACGTATGTACCAGCGGTAGTTCCGCCACCACTCAATATTGCGTTTGATGCAATATTGCTTGATCCTGCACTTGCTAATAACACTGGGGTGTTAACGTTAGTAATAGTACCCGCAGTAGGTGTAGTACCACCAGTGACTGTATAAGTGATACTAGTAGTGCTTACAATACTTGCTACTACAACACTAGTTGGGCTTCCACCGTATAGTGTTCCAGAACCCGATGTGGCTGTAATTGGAGAACCAACAAACAATCCAGCAGTTGTAGACATACCGGTAATTGTAGCAGTCCAAGGGCCAGTACCAGTAATACTACCTACTGTGCCTGTTGAGCTAATAGTTGTATTACCAAATGATCCTGTTGTAATTGAACCAGTGTTAAGTTGAGTAATATATGTGCCGGCGGTAACTGTGCCACCGCTAGACAAATACATACCAGGAACAAATGCTCCAGTAACTGTACCAGTTGGAATTAAGGATGTTCCTGAAATAATAGAAGTAGCACTAGCTGTTGCATTAACTGAACCAGTAATTGCTAATGGCGTAAAACTTTCTTTAGCCATTTGTGCAATTTTACTACCGTTATTATAGTAAGCAATAAATCCTGTTTGGCCAACTCCAGTACCGCCAGTTACTAATAATCTCATTCCTTGATACACACTACTAATATTAGTGTCTACCGCGGCAATAGTGAAACTATTTGTTGTACCACTTTGTCCTGTGTTGGCTGCGGTCATATAGTTTGCACCGCCGGTTAACCAACGAGTTTCAAATACTGCATTATCTCTAAATTCATTTCCTACACTGGTCAATCCATAACCGCCTGAACTAGCAAACGAGAATGTAGCTGTGTTGGCAGCAGAACCTGCGTTGGTGAATTCAACGCGATAAACTGTGTTAAGAGAATCAGTAACAACGTTAGAAATGATAGGACCAGTATATCTGTTATTAACCACTGCGGTTACTGGAACTTCGGTTAAGTCATAACCTTCGGCTACTACACCGTAACTACCGTATGAGCAGTTACCGTTAGTTGCTCGCATTTTGCCGCCAGCTTCTGACAAATAACCAATTTGGTTATAGTAGGTAAACACTGAAACTAATTCTGCTAATGCGCCCGGGCCGTACAACCAGAAACCAATACCATCGCTTAACACTTGTGTAAAGTCGTTAGCAACAATACTTCTGTTTCCGCCGTTGTGTAATGTTCCGTCTACTTTACAGCCGACACAACCAGTACCAAATGTTGTTACGTTTTGTACGTAAGGTGATTTTCTAAAGATCCAAGCACTTGTATCGCTTGGGCCTGTACCTGGATCTAAACTTACATACGCACCGCCAGTTGGGCGAGCTGTTCCATAGTTAGATGCATACGTAGTACCTGAAATTGAACCAGATGTTAATGTAATGTATGTACCTGCTAATGATAAGTTGTAAGTAGTAGATAGTGTTAATGTAGTACCGTTTAATACTGAACCAATATAGTAAGTGGTTGCAGATAATCCGTTACCACCTGAACCGCTAACCACAAATGTATTACCTGGAGCCATACCAGCTGTGCTAGCTACAGTAATTGAACCGCCTGTATTTGTTGTACCAAATGTACCTGCTGTTGTTGCAGTTATACTTCCTGAAGAAATAGTAACTGGAGTACCTTTACTACCAGTTAAACCATATAAGGTCATATTTCTAACACCAGATCCGTTTCTTACATAGAACATGTTACCAGATACATAACCAGCAGTCATTGTTTCACTACTGATAGATAATGTCAATTGAGATACAACTGTTGAATTTAATGTGTAAGTTCCTGTTTGTCCTGGTGTAAAGAAATAAACAGTAGTGCTAGTTAATGTAGAAACTAATTCATTGCTTAATGTTACAGTTGTACCATTAACTGCTGTAACAAATGTATTTGTAGGAATTGCACCAATAGTTGCGCCGTTTCCTGAAACAAATTGTCCTACAGCAATAGCGCCGTTTGACGAAGTTAATGTAATTGTAAAGCTACCGCTAGATCCAGAAGCTGTTGAGCTTGTAACCGCAGTACCTGTAGCGCCTGTTAGCTGTGCAGTAACTTGCAATGGAGCACTAATTCCTGTTCCGTTAACAAACATACCTACAATAATACTTCCGTATGCTGTAAATGTTGTACCTGAAATTGAACCAGATGATAATGTAATGTATGTACCTGCTAATGCGTTAGCCCAACTGGTAGCCAATGTCATTGTTGTAGCAGTTAATACTGAGCCTACATAATAAGTTCCGGCTGCAATGCCACCACCGCCTGAACCAGTAACAACAATTATATGACCTGTTGATAAAGTTGATGTGCTAGCTACAGTAACAACACCGCCTGTACCTGTAGAACCATAAGTGCCAGACGCTGTTGCTGTAATACCTTGGCTAGATAATATTGCTGTCATTGCTGACGCAGTTAATGTAGTATTTGATATTGTAGCACTAAATGTTGCTGTAGTTCCGAATGGTTGTACAATAACTCCACGTAATTCATCGCCAACTAATGCGCAGTTTTCTGGAACTATAATTGGTAATACTTCGTTATAAGTACCAGTTTTAATAAAGATAGTACTTGTGGTTCCAGTATTTGCCGCTGGGATTGAAGCAGTACTTTGATTAGTTAATGCTGTAGTAATAATACTCATTAATGTAGTAATTGCACTACCTGCGCCGGTTTCTGCTGAGTAGTTACTGTCAATTGTTTGACTAATTAACGAACCAGCAATGTTACCACCGCTAACATAAGTTGATGTTACTGTGCTTGAAACAGTTACACTGTTTGTTGTCATGGACAACACGGTATATGTTCCGTTGTATGCACCTGGGCTAACGCTAGAAATTGTAATAACTTCTCCTACAACAAATGGAGAATTAGTTTGTGTTGCAAATGTAAATGTAACTTGTCCATTTAATCCGCTTGCACCTGTTATAGCCAATGTTGTAAGTTTAGCTGTTCCTGAATACAATCCTGTAGAATTTTGATAAATTGTAGCAGGAGCAGTATTTGTAATAGCGTTTGATGTCATTAAACCTGACAAGAAGTTTAAAGACGCTATGAAGAAAGCAACTTCGCTTGCAACCGCAGTATCGTAGAATGTATTTGTACTTCCTTGTTGGAAATAAGCCAATGCTGCCGCTACTGTTTGACTATTTCCACCACGTGTTAAGTCATAGATAACTGCATCGACTACGTAGCCTGCATCACGTTGTGTTTTGTAAGGATCATATGTTGAACCAGTTGTAAACGGAGTTACACTATTTTGTTTTTCATAGTTCATCCAGTTGTACATTTCTGCTATTAACCATGCTTTATTTCTAGTTAATAAGTTACTGGTGTTTGGGAAATATGTTCCATTGTATACTTGTTTGGCCGCGTATGCGATAGTTTTCCATGGTCTGTCTAATGTAGTGCCATAACCAGGAGCTGGACTATCTACGCCATTTGTGCTACTAACATAATAGACATCTGTAACGATACCAAAATATCCCCATGATGGGTATCCAGAATTTGAAACTTTAAGAACTTGTCCGCTAGCGCCAATCGGTAAACGTGTTGCACCACCTGGACCATAGTATGCAATGTCACCGGTAGTAGTTAAAATACTTGTGCTTGCACCAGCTACTAATGTGTTCCAATATGTACCTGTTATATCATTATCCGGTCTGTTACCAGTAGCACCGGTGTGTGCTAAAATACAGATGTAACTATTTGGACCATATGCAACTGCATCTCCAGCAACATACTGTGTGCCAGATGCCCAAGTTACTGCATAACCTGTTGAAGAGAAAGTACTTATTGCACCCGTTGATGTTGTAAGTACTGTAATTGTAATATCGTTGAATGGACTAATACCGCCAACACTTGTACCTAAAATCTTAATAATGTCGCCGTTGGTATAATTTGTACCGTTAGCTGTTTTAGTTAAACTATAAGTAGTACCGCTGGTGCTAACCGAGAATGTTGCTCCGGCTGCGGCACCGTTAGTTACAGTTACGTTAGTTGTAGTTAATCCAGTATATGATAAACCTGGAGCATTCCAACGAACACCGCTATTTAATTTAGACCAATATGTAGTATTTGGCGGTTGTGTAGCAGAGTTATTTACGATACACAAATATGTGTAACCGCCTAAGCGAACAACATCACCAACTTGGTAAGCTGTAGCATTGCTCCAATCGCCGATTAATGTAAATCCAGTTGTATATAATGCCCAGTTGTTTGATGCTACTGTACCTAAAATAGAATAAGCACCAATCGGACCATCATTAATCAAATATTGTACTTGGGTGGTCGAAGGAATACCAGTAACAACATATTGTCCGTTATATGCGCTTGGACTCATTCCTGATACAGTAATGGTTTGTCCTGCTTGGAACGGAATGCTACTTTGTGTAGCAAATGTTAAAGTAACCACACTGGCTGTACTAGTTGCGTTAGTTATGTTTAACGTAGTTGGACTGGATACATCTGTTGGTGGAACTGTGCCAGCTGGTACTACTGAAGTTGCAATGTAACTAAATCCGCCATAAGTAACAAGATCACCCGGAGTATATACAGTAGTATTGCTCCATGTGTTATAATATGTTAAACCTTCTACAAATCTTGCCCAGTTAGTTTGAACAAATGATCCTGTAGATGTGTGTGCTGTTGTACAGATCCAAGTGTCGCCACCGGTTGAACCAGCAGTTCCTGCATAGTTAACAATGTCGTTAATCTTGTATCGTGTATCAGGCTGCCAGCCTCCTGCAATATAATTAAATCCTTTGTGGAAATAATCCCATTTGCTTTGATCGTTTTCTAAACCTAACTGACTTGTTCCAGTGATTGTACCTTCTACTACTACTGTATATGTTCCAGTTAATGCGAAAGAAACTGTAGTAGTTGTACAAGCAGTAACAGTAAAGGATGCGTTTACATTATTAACACTTCCAGAAGTCGTTAGAGGACTAAATCCTGCTAAAGTAATAGTTGAACCAACTGCGTATGGTGGAATAACTTGTTGAGCAAATGTTGCTGTAGCTACGTTGGCGTTAAGTACAAAATTGGTAGAAGTAAGTGTAAGACTTGAAGCCGCACTAATGTGAGGAGTGTTACATACATATACATAACCACCATATGTGACTACATCATTAAGTTTATAGTGTACTCCATTGCTCCATGCAGTTTCCCAATTGAAGCCATCAGCAAATAATGTCCAGTTGCTTTGATTAGCTTCTAATCCTAATAAAACTGTGTTAGCACTAACGTGGCCGGTATTACAAACATAAGTTTCGCCACCGTACTTAATTACGTCATTGTCTTTATATCGAGTATTAATAGACCAATTGCCAATCCAGTTCATGCTGGTAGCATAAGTAGTCCAATTTGATAAACTAGCTTCCAATCCAGATTGTGCAGTACCTGTAATAGTACCAACAGTGTCAGTGTATGAACCGATCAATGCATAACTTACACTAGTTGTTGTACAAGCAGTAACGGTAAATGTTCCGTTAAAATTAGCCGCGCTTGAAAAACCAGAAACAACAATAGTTGCACCAACTAAAAATGGTTGTACTGCATTAGCATATACTGTACCATTAATAGTAAATGATGAATTAAACGATAATGTTGCTGTTCCGTTAGATGCACTTGCACCAGTTGTGGTTAATGTAATCGATGCTGGAACACTTTGATGTGGAGTGTTACAGATATAAACTACTCCGCCATATTTTACAAGATCGTTTGTATTATAATAGGTAGAATTATTCCAAGTCCCAGTCCATGTAGATCCGTCTGCAACTAAATTCCATTTTGTTGGAACTGCATTTAAATCTGTGATAAAATTCGTGGATGCTGTGTGACCTACTACGCAAACATAAGATTTACCACTAATTCTTACAACGTCGTCTTTAACGTATGCTGTACCAGTGGTCCAATTGCCTTGCCATACAAAGCGTAGTCTACCAAGTTTAAATTCTGCCATTTTATATTATTCCTCTGATATATTTATGCGATTATGCATTCCTAATATTTTGCTATTTTATAACTGGCTTCCACCAAAACTGTTACTAAAGAATGCCATAGCTAGCATTCCTCCATCAATTCCAGTAGGAACCCCTTGCCCGTTACCAGCAAACAACACTTTATTTGGACTAGCGGTGCCGTTTCGTCCTATATACATTGCTGTACCGGTTGTGGTAAAAATATCGGCTGTGACATTATTTTGTTGCCCTATTCCAACAATACCCGAAACAGCAGTTCCTGTTTGGGCGGCAGAGCCACCAGTTGAAATTGCACGAGCCACATAAGATTTAATAGCTTTTTGTGTAGGAATAATTGCGTCACTATTAGCAACAAAATAACTATCTGTTGAAAATTGACTAATAATCACAGCATTTTGTCCTATAGAAACGCCACCTAAGCTCAATGATGTAACACCATTTAAATTAAACAAACTAGCATTTACTGTAACAATACCTGTAGCTTGTTGTACTCCAAATAGGTTACCAACCTTAAAGTTACCGTCTTGGTCAGTACTGGTTAAGAATACACGACCACCATTGTTAAATTGTATTTGTTGATTCTGTAATGCTGTACTAATATTAACGTTTGGATAATTTGTAGTAGAGAAATTACCAGTACCAATATATAAGAAATCATGACCTGTTAAACGTGCTTGACTATATTTGATACGAATAGTCACTGGTGTTCCATTAGCAGGTTGCACACTATTGTCTAAATTTATACTCAATGTAAACAAATATGTTGTAGAATTTAATTGAGTAATAGTAGTAATGTTGTACTGAGTATTAATTCCAGAAATTACCATGTTAGCTCCTGGCGTTGGTGCCGAGCCGGTAATTCCTGTTACAATTAAATTAGTAGGACCTTGTAAAATATCAGCGTAACCGTTTCCAGTAATACTTACTGTAGTTGTACTAGTCTGATATCCAATACCTCTGTTGATCCAGTAAGGTTGTGCTAGAACACCTGTGCCTAATCTACATATTGTAGTTGCATTAGTTCCACTGTTAAGTGCAATATTAGGATCAATAATAGTCATAGTAGGAGCTGATGCATATCCGCTTCCTGGCTCCCAAATTTTTACTTGGAAGATTGCGCTGGAACTTACAACAAGTCGGCCTTTGGTTGTCGCACCAGTTAAGATAGAACAACCAATTTGACTTGGAGTTATGGCGCCACCGGATACCGCTGTCCATATTGGAGTTATAGTTCCTGATATTGTCGGGTTACCAAATGCTACAGAATTCCATAATGCCGAAATTGCTAATACTTGTGGAGTCCAATTTAACCCATCTTGAGATACTGCGCATGCGGTAGTATTAGATGCAACTGCTACAAATAATCCTTGACCGTATGCAATTTGTGTCCATGTTGCAGATTGTGGTAAATTATTTCCTGCATACCATGTTATACCATCAAACGAATATGTTGTAGCTGTTCCGCTAGTTGATATTGCTACTAGTTTTCCGTTACCCCAAGTGATAGATGCCCATGTAGCGGCTGACGGTTGTGTTGTTGAAAGAGTCCACGATGCTCCGTTATTAGTACTATAAGCCGCATAATTTCCGCTAGAAGAAATTGCAACAAACGAACTACTAATAGGATTGTAAGCAATAGATACCCATGTTCCTGTTGGCAATGCTCCGCCAGCTGACCATGATGTTCCGGTTGATGAAGTTGCAGTAGCAGTTCCGTTGTTTGCAATCGCTACAAAAGTTCCGTTTCCATAAGCAACAGCTGACCATGTCTGACTGGATGGCAATGTTGCATTATTCCAAGTAACACCGTTATTAGAAGAATATGCGGCAGTAGTAGTTGAGGTTAAAGTTCCGTTTCCAGGACCAGCAGAAATTGCTACCCATACTGTTCCGCCATATATCACACTAGTCCATGTAGCAAATGTGGGCAATGATGTTCCTGGTGCCCATGTTTGTCCATCTGTTGATGTCGCCGTAACTCCACTGATATTATCTATAGCAATGAATGTTCCATTTCCATAAGCCACTGATGACCAAGAATTAGAAGTTGGCAATGTTCTCACAGTGGATGCAAAACCTGGGCTTGTCCAAATTGGGCGAGGCTCGATAGAATATTGTGTAGTTGTATCTAATGTAGACACAATAGGTGTTCCTGGTACTACGTGATCCCACCCAGCAACTCCAGTACTTTCTGTAAAGACAGTTATAACTTTACTAACTGTGTTATATGCTTGTACGTAGCCATATTGTCCAACACCTGTACCGCTAATAATGATAATTCTCATACCTTGATAATTTGTTAGAGAGAATTGATCGTTAGTAGCAATAGTAATAGTGGTGCTTGTGCCACCTTGAGCTTGGTTACCAGCAGTTATATAGCCGCTGCCACCTAAGCCTAGCGTTGCGCCAGTTAAGTGTGTTTCGAATACTGCATTATCTCTAAATTCGCTTTGTACGGCATTTGCTTGTGTACCTGCACCAGCAAACGTATAAGATGCACTAGTATAAGTGGTTCCACAATTAGCAAATTCTAATAATAAAATTTTATTTTGAGCTTGCCCGGCAAATGCAGATGCCACTTGAGCTTGATAATATCTATTAAACACAGTACATGAAATTGGTACTTCAGTAGTATCATATCCTTCTGATACTACACCATATGTACCATATGAACTATTACCGTTAGTAGCACGAATTTTTGCACCGGCTTCTGCCAAATAACCTGCATGGCAATAATATGTAAACACTGAAACTAATTCAGTTAATGCGCCAGATCCTGTTACCCACACACCAATCCCGTCACTTAGAACTTGTGTAAAGTCGTTAGCAACTACAGATTTATTTCCACCGTTATGTAAATTTCCATCTAATTTTAATCCACTACATCCAGTACCAAAAGTTGTTACGTTTTGCACGTAAGGTGATTTTCTAAAGATCCAAGCACTACTATCATAAGGACCTTTACCTGGATCTAAACTCACGTAAGCACCAGCAGTAGGTCGTTTGGTCAAATAAGCATTAGCTGGACTTAGGCCGCCGTTAAGGCCGCTTAATGTCATATTTCTAATGCCAGAACCATTTCTTACATAGAACATATATCCAGCACTGTAACTTGCTGTCATCGATGTACTTGCAATAGTCTGGCTTAAACTTACTGTATATGTGCCAGCTAATCCTGTTGTTCCTGAAACTTGTCCTGTAATTTGTATAGGTGTGTAAATTCCAGAAGCAGTTACCCACATGCCAATACTAATCGATCCAGTAAATGGTGCTGTTGTTGAAATAATAAGAGTCGTTCCAGATATTGATCCAGTAAATGTAGCATTTGCAACTGATGGTTGAATAATTGTATTTCTTAATTCGTCACCAACAATCGCAGTATTCTCTGGAACAGTAATTGGTAGCACTTCGTTATATGTGCCATCTTTAATATTAATAGTACTTGTTATACCAGAATTAGTTGGAGGTATACTAGCAGTACTAGCATTAGTTAATGCATTGATAATAATATTCATTAAACTGCTAACAACTGAACTAGCATTTGCCTCAGCAACATAATTTGTGTTAATTGTTTGATTAATTGCTGAACCAGTTATACTTCCAGTAGATGCACTAGAATATGCGGCAACTGCAAGACTACTATAACTGACACTACTTGTGCTTACACTAGTAACTACGTAAGTTCCGTTATAGTCAATCGGTGCTACGTTAGCTACGGTGATAGTTTCGCCTATACTGAATGGAGGTTGAGCTAGTGTTGAGAAAGTTAATGTTGCAGTCGATCCTGTTCCGCTAGCGCCAGTTACTGTTATGTGTGCAGTACTAGCACCAGTTAATGCTTGATAGCTAGAACCTGGAGCAATATTATTAATAACATTACTAGTCATTAAGTTTGATAAAAATGTCAACGAGGAAATAAAGTAAGAAATTTCTGCTGAAACACCTGAATCATAAAAGAAATTAGTACCTGGTTGGAAGAACATGTATGCATTAGCAACTGATTGACTGTTGCCGCCGCGTGTTATATCATAGATAATTCCGTCGATGATGTATTCAGCATCACGTTGTGTTTTATAAGGATCATAAGTTGAACTAGGAGTAAATCCATTAGATGAATGAACACTATTGTAATTCATCCAGTTAAACATTTCTGATACTAACCATTGTTTGTTAGCATTAAGCAAATATGCTGTGTTGGTATAATATATTCCAGCGCCAACATATTGACAAGCATACGCAACAGTCTTGAATGGTGCATTCATTGTAAGTCCGTAGCCTGGAGCGTCTACTCCGTTCACATTACTTACATAGTAGACATTATTAATTAATCCAAATTGTTGCCAAGATACTTGTGTGCCATTAGACTTTAACACCATACCAGGAGTTCCAATCGGAACTGCTACTTGAGTATTTGTGTAACTAGTGATGTCACCTTGATTTTGTAAGACTTCAAAGTGATCACCTTGAATATAAACAGCCCAATAACCTGCACCATTACCCAATGGGCTGTTACTACCGCTAGCAGTATGAGCAGTTAAACAACGATAGGCTGTAGCATAATAAGTTGCTACATCTCCAATGGCATAATTGTTTCCCGAAGCCCATTTATTTTGCCATTGACTACCTGAAACAATTAAAGTCCAATAAGTTGATCCGGCAGCATTTGGGTCTTGTCCAAGACTGTCTGCAATAGAAACATACAGTTGTCCGTTTCTTCTAACAACATCACCTGTTTGGAATTGTGCTGTAGAATTCCAATCTTCGGACATTGTATAGCCTAGCGTCAATAGTTGCCAACCGCCAAGTGTTGATGGTGCTACGTTTATGCTAGGAGCTGTGGCAAGATAACTGTATCCGCCATATTTTACGATATCACCTATAGCATAGTTAAGACTAGCGTTCCATGAATTTCTATATTCTTCGCCTGGAATATACAAGGAAAAATAAGATGGATTAAATGTTGAACCAGCAGTATGCGGGTATGTACAAATATATGCATTTGCGCCATACTTAACAACGTCATTGTTTTTATATCTAGTATTGTTAACCCATATGCCTAAGTATTGAACACCAGAAATAACTGTTTGCCAATTTGATTGATTGAATTCTAAACCTAAGGTTATATTGTTTGCACTAGTATGCGCAGATATACAACGATAAACTGTTCCGCCGTAACGCACAATGTCGTCAAGTCGATAATGCGTACTAATTTGCCATTCTGTAGTCCATTTATCTGTTTGAACAACAGTTGCCCAGTTAGCAATATCTGTTTCTAGTAATGCAGAACTTACGTGAGCAGATGTACAACGATAAGTTATACCACCATATTTTACAATGTCGTCAACTTTGTATCTAGTATTTGTAGCCCAGTATCCATTCCAATCATCAGTACTAGCATAAACACTCCAGTAAGACTGATTATATTCTAAACCAGCTTGTATTAACCCTGATACTGTTCCGTATACTGATACAGAACCTACTGTTGCATTTGGTACCACAACACTACTAAGTGTAGCAGATGATACAGTGAATGTTCCATTGTATCCAGATGGAGTAAACCCAGTAGTAGTTACAGTAGAATTAGCTAAGAAAGGTTGTATAGCCATTGGGCTAAACGAATATGTTACATTTCCGGCAGAAGGAGTACCGGCAGAAACTCCAGTAATGTTTAATGGTAAATTACTTGCTACACTTGTATGCGGTGTATTACAAATATATACTACGCTGTCATATGCAACAATGTCGCCCAGATTGTATGCAGTTCCATTTTGCCATGCGCCTTGCCAAGAATAACCATCAAACCATAATGTCCAGTTGCCGGCTGCTAAGTCTGTATAAAAACTAGTACCAGCAACATTACCTATCAAACAGACATATGATTTTCCGCCGTAACGTACAATGTCATCTTTAACGTAGGAGGTGCCTACAGTCGTAACACTATTAACAACTGTTGTGCCATTCCATGTACCTCTCCAGGTAAATCTAATTCTGTCTATTCTAAATTGAGTCATTCTGTATACCTTTTAACTATTTACGCTTGGTTAGAAGCAGGATAGCTATATATTTGATTAATTCTAGCAACTAATTCGCCGGTGGATTCATCCATGTAATAATTGATACTAACATCATCCCAACGATATTGTTCATAGTTTAAGTTTGGATAAACTACATTATGGTAAACATCTCTACCTTCAAAAAAATCAACACCTTCGTCTACTTGAAGAAAGTTGTTAACTTGATCGCCTGGATTATTGATATTTGCACTGTCCTGACTATAAACTGTATCTATTTTTTGAATATATAAATCACCAGAGTCTGTTCTACGTAACCCGTAAAAGAATCTAGGTCTTCCGCCTAAAATATCTGGTCCTATCGAATTTGATCCTACGTATGCCATAATAAAACTCCGTTAACTTATTTCAACCCAACTCATTACTACATCTAAACTATTAGCAACCGAAGCAGTTATAGTTACAGTAGTTGACGGGCCAAGAATTAATTTTTCTCCGTTGGTTACTACCCTAAAACTTTGATACGACGGCACTAGTACATTACTAATATAATAAGCAGTTGTGTTTGCTATTGTGTCGTGTAATTGAATAGAAACTAGTGACAATTCACTAGTAGTATTAGTAACACTTAATCCAATAACTGTTGTGGTTGCAGACGCATTAGAGGTCAAGATGGTATTTGGTGTAGTACCAATGCTTGGAGATAATACGTTTTTAAATACTGTGGTCATGTTTTATCCAAATGTTAATACTGTTGCAATACCAATATCAGAAGCCTGAGTTTGGTTAATACCGCCAGCGTTACCAACTACGCTACCCCAAGACACTCCGTTATATACTTCAACAGCTAATAAGTCTGTATTAAATCTAATCATACCAGTTTCATCATACTGGGAAGCAGGACGATTGCTGGTAGTTCCTACAGGAATTGTAACGCCATACGTTCCAGTGAATGTATAGTATCCAGTTCCGGTGGCTAAAAATTGAGTTACTGCGCCGCTAGTGCTGTTTGTAATAGTGTTGGTATTAAATGATAAAGTACCAAGTATTACATTGCCAGACCCGTTAGGAGTAAGATTAATATTAGTATTACTAGTATATGTACTTATCGTATTGCCAGTTATGTCAATATTGGCAGTTTTAAAATCGTTAGCATACAATCCGCTACTATTAATATATGCACTATTAACTCCTGCGGCATAAAAACTAATTACGTTGTTTCCAGCACCTGGACTGCTTTCTGGAATTATGTAAGTATTACCATCAACACTTTGTACTCCGCCAAGATTTTGCCAGTGACTTCCGCTATAACCTTCATAGCGTGACATTGTACTGTTATAACGAATCATGCCGTTAGCGGCAGTTGTACCAGATAACGTACCTGGACGTTGGGCAGTTGTTCCGATTGGAACTATGAAACTTTGTGTACTGTTAACTACAACACTACCTGTACCTTGCGGAGTTAGTACAATATTTGCATTAGAATTAACACTTCCAATTATATTATTATAAAAACTTAAATTTTGTACTTGTACAGTGCCAGTTCCGTTGGCTGTTAAATTTAAATTGCCAGTTGTAGTGGTAACAGTATTACTGCTAATTTGAACATTACCAGCATTTAATATGTTTGTGTTAAGAGAATTAGCGTATAATTTGTTCCATTGTAGTGCATTTGAACCTAAATTATATGTGTTAGTTGCACTAGGAATAATATTACTATTAACTTCTCCAGTAAATGTAATAGTATCACCGGTATTAGCACCTAACTGAATATTACCATCAGCGGTAATATTTCCAGTAGCATGCAAATTTCCAGTAACTAGTACATTATTGTTTAAATTTATTGCGCCAGTACCGTTGGCTGTAATATTAATTGCACCGTTTGTATTGGTGGAACTTATAGTATTTCCGGTAGCTGATAAATTACCAACGCTTAGTGTAGTGTTATAAACTACACCATTAGATCCAGTTGGAAGTAAATTAATTGTATTAGAAGTACTGGATATCGTATCACCAGAAATGGTGAATGTGGCAAAATTAAAAGTGTTTGTTACATTTAAATTAGTGGTACGGGTTGTTCCATTTACATCTAAGGTGTAAGCTGGAGTCGCAGTATTGACGCCCACGCGACCGTTGACAACATCTAAATAGAGAAGGCTCGTCTCAAAAGCTAAATTTACCCCGTTACGAAGTAAATTATCCTTTAAGAGCGGACCTGAAATACGACCAACAGCCATTTACGCTCCCGTTACCACCGTGTTTCACGGATAACCACTTTTTCATCCCTAGTTTTTAGGGCTCTTTGCGGGTTTACCACAGTCGGATATCGTAGAATTTTGGTCAAATTCTACAGTAATAGTATTTAGCTGTTTTGATTAGTAACCCAGGATCAGGGTATATACATAGGTTAAATCTTGATCTTGATCTTGTGTAATAACAGTATTACCCAAACCTACCCAAGGCATCCATCCCTGAGTTGACGAGTATATCTCGCCGGCGCTTAAATCTGAATTATATCGTACAGCACCATTTTGTGGATTGCCGGGTCTCGAACTAGTACCGCCAGTAGGCAAGCCAACGCCGTTAGTACCGCCAAACTTCCAGTGGCCGCCGTCTTCAGATTGAAACAAAATATCGGAATTTGTATTATTAACTATGGTGTTGTTTCCAAATCCTACAAAAGATTGTAAGTTTACTTGCCCGGTGCCATTGGCTGTAATTGCTAGATTTTGAGCACCATTAGTATTTTGAATAGTGTTGGATGTAATTGCCACACTGCCTGCAACTAAATTACTGTTGCTAACAGTTGTAGAACTAATAGTAGTTGTAACTGTGTTGTTGACAGCAAATCTAAGAGTATTATCGGCAGCTCCGGGTGTTAATTCAGCTGTAATATACGTGTTATGATCTTGGCTGTATAAATTGATAAAGTTTACATAACCTGAATTTTCATAGCCTTCTATGTTTAAATTTATATCATTAAATCGAATTTCACCGTTTGCTGATAGCACTCGAGAACTGTCATCACCTATGGGTAAAATTAAACTTTGTGTAGAATTTACTTGAACATTTCCAGTTCCGTTAGGTGCAAATATAACGCTGGCTTGCGTGTTATTTGCCGGACTAGGCCATACGTTTGTAATATTATTATTATAAACAGATAGGTATTCTAAGTTAACATTGCTTGACCCGTTAGCTGTGTAATATACCGTACTATTTGAAACAGTGCCAGCGATAGTATTACCAGTTATACTGAAATAAGGGTTATAAAAATTACCAAGTGAATTATATACGTAAGCGTTATTCCATTCTAGTCCACTAGAACCTAAATTGTCTAAACCGCTGGCACTGGGTAATATGTCACTGTCTACTTCTGCTGTAAAATCGATAGTGTCGGTATTGCTACTACCTAATGTGATATTGCCATCAAATGTGATATTACCAGTGGCATGTAAACTATTGCCGCCCGTAACAGTTACTTGTACATTGCCATTACCGTTAGCAAAATTAATTGTTCCAGTTCCATTAGGACTAAAATTAATATCGCTGTTTGTGTAACTATTTGAAATAGTATTGCCACTAAACAACAATATAGGATTTAATTGAGAGTTAATTGTACCTAAATTAGGAACAATAACTTGTTGAGTTCCACTAGATAATGTAGGTGAAAATGTAATGCTGCCAACAGGATTTTGTATTTGATTGGAAGTAAATTCAACATCGGTAAATGTTGCCGCGGTAGTAACACTTAAATCAGGAATGCTTGTAGTGCCACTGACTGTTAAATCAGCACTAGGTGCGGCTGTGCCTACACCAATATATTTTCCTGTGACATTTAGGTATAATACTTGCGATTCAAACGCAAGATTGGCGCCGTTACGTAGTAAGTTATCTGCTAGTAACGGGCCGCCTATTCTTCCCATTTGAGCCATTACGTGCTCCTAATTAGCTGTCAAAGCCAAGTAATGCTATGACAACTTTTCCGTATGGTACTGGCGTACTAAATTGCAAATAGTAACTACTACTTACATATGATGGTGTGACCGAAATAGTTATTGCTGTGTCTACAGCAATAGTTCCAGTAGGTGCATGACTCAACGTAACACTAGTTAATGCATCAGTGTTTGGATCTGTTGTATAACTTGTTACAGTTGATCCGCTATAAATGTTTGAACCACTTACTACAGCATTAGTAGGAATAGCAAACGCAGGAAATACAGCAGGATAACTACCAGTTGCAGTAGCAGTTCCACCGTTTTGATAAGTTCCTGGATTTGTTGATAATGTATATGTAACTGTAGTTGCTGAGCCACCGGCTCCTACTGTAAATGTTCCGTTAAACGCACTTGGAGTTTGTCCTGACGATACAATGCCAGTAACAACAATGGTAGAACCTTGGGCGAATGCCGCTGTCGGACTACCACTTGGGCTACCATTTGATAATGTTAGTGTAGCAGTATTAGTACCGCTATTCCAAGTTGCTGACACTACATTTAAACTTGAATTAAAATAAATTGTTGAAGAAGATGTACCGGCTGCTACAGCAAGATATCCTGTATATGTTTCAGCAGTTGGAGTTATACTACTGCCTTGTACTACTGAATAATTTATTCCAGATAGTTGAATAACATTTTCAACTACAACAATAATGTTTTGTCCACCGACAGTTGCACCGTTAGCATTGTTGCTAGGATTATAATATGTACTATTCAACGGGCCAAAAAATAAATTTTGACTGTCGCCTGCGCCTAAATTTTGTTGGATGATTGGACCTTGTTCTGCAAATCTTAACCCTCTCCAACGGCCTGCTGAATAAACTTCTAAGCGGCCAGTGCCACCGTTAAATGATACATCATTATTATAACGCATCATACCATTAATACCTGCAGGCTGATTAGCATTTGAACCGTTAGGCACAACAAGTGCGCCGCCGCCAGACGGTTTCATATTAAGGATAATATTTCCTAGTGCGTCCCAAGAAGTGTATAACGTTGTATCGTTTGCAATTCTGCGACTAAGAGTTTGTTGTCTAAGGTATCTCATTATACTGGTAATGTGCTAATAGTTATTGACAATGTTGTAGCAACGCTACTAAATGCTTGGATCGAATCGTATGGGCCTAATACTAATTTTTCTTGATCAAAACTTACTGTTTCGTTTGGAGGAATTGGTAAAGCATTTACAATCATATTTGCGTTAGCGGCTGTTCCGATAGAAGTACCAGCCCCGCCACTACTAGGAACAGCATACAAAGTTAAGTTAGCAGTAGTACTGCTTGATGTATTGCAAACCATTATAGTAGTAATTGCAGTTCCTATTTGAGAACCTGAAGTAGTACATGTATAAATTGCCGACGCTGGGCTTGTGCCAATTTGTGTTGTTAATGCTAATGCCATATTCTTTCCTTATAATAAAATGCTCAACAAGACTGCTCTATTTCTACTTATCAACTCATCTGGAGTCTGGCTTGCACTATTTGTAAAATATATTCCAGTTTTACCCGGACCATAAGAAACTCCGCCACTAGTACCATAAGAATATAGTTTAGTTGCACCATTAGTATAACTAGGCGTTGAGTTTTGATTATCTAATTCTGTGACAGCATTTACTTCTACAACACCGTTAACTGATGTCAATATTAAATTGTGTGGAGATCCGGCAGTGTTTGTAATTGTGTCAGGTGTCGAAGTACCGCCTACCGATATGTTGCCAGATTGGAATCCTGTACTACTAATTGTAGCAATAGTATTTTGAGCAACTTGAAAAATAATGTTAGTCGATGTTGCTTGAACTGATGACTGCGCAGATCCTACGGAAACTGTGACTGGATATTGAATGTAAGGAACAACCGCAGATCCTTGCGTTCCTGGGCTTAACGAACTCCAACTACTTGATACATAATTTTGTACCCATTGTACTGTAGGAATATCGTTTGCATTTGTTACACGCAAATAATAATTTGTACTATTAGCAACACGCAGTACTGGAGTGCCACCTTGTAAATCAAAAACAAGATCAGCTAAGCCATCATTGGCGATTGTTCGCACTTGCAAGCCACCAAGAATACCTGCTGAAGTAGTTAACTTCCAAGTTCCTGTAGGATTTAATCCAGTTGTGGCATCATAATGAGTAACTAATTCGCTGAATAAAAATTGTGATGGAGACAAAGAACCTCGTTCTATTTCTATACCAGCAGTTTGTGGGCCGCTTCCGTTGCCTACACCTGTTCCAGTTTGTCCATAGTTTAACTGAAGTATGTTATCGCTAATTTGTGTGTTGGTGCTTTCTATATAAGTTAATGCACCTTTGACATCAAGATTACCGTGTACCGTGACTTGTCCAGCACTACTTTGGGTGTCTAAGGTAATACTATTACCCGACGTAACCTGAAGTATATAATCACCGTTTACTTTTAATATTCTTGACATTTAAAAAATCCTGTAAGGTTAATGGGAGGAGTTGCCTCCTCCCTAATTAACTATTAAGCGTTATCTAATGTTACTGAGTAACCAGAAACTGCACTTGATAAATTCCAAGCCGCTGCCTGGCCAGCAGTCCATTGAGTACCAGTAATAGGAGTTAAGTATGCCTTACGGTTTGTTAACTTCTGAACTGCATAGATACCACCAGCACTATCAGTAGCAATGATACACATTTGACCTGAAGTCAAACTGCCTTCACTAACTGCTGTTAGTTTACACAATGTGCCAGGGTACGATCCACCTTGTTGAATAACACGGTAAGTATGACTGCTTTCTTGTTTGATAATGTCACAATCAGTATATAATGTTCCACCAATGTTAGCATTAACAAGAATTTGTTCGTAACGTCCTGTGTAACCACTTGATACCTGAGCTGCCAATGTAGCTGTAGCTGTAGCTGAACCAGAACTTACTGTTACAACTGGTGTGTAACCAGCGATTGTAACTGCATCTTTAACAGTATAAGTGAATACTAAACCTGTTGATGTTGAACCACCAACTGTAATACTGTTAGTACCTGCAACCGCATGTGCGTATGTATCAGCTAGTGTAACTGCTGTAGTTGTTGGAGCAACTGCTGAACTAACATAATATGTTGTACCAGTTGTTACGCCTGTTAAGTTACCACTTAGTGTACCTGTTACTGCAATCGCTGTTCCAACTGGAAGAGCTGTTGTAGTTGCTGTAAATGTCAATTGTCCAGCTGTTTGACTAACTGCGGCTAATGCGGCTG